CCACGATTCCGATGACGATATAGGGCAAATAGGCAGTAGAGGTCGTCAGGGTTGCTTGTGCGCTAGCAGCCTGCAATACGGCGGCGGCCTGGGCTGAAGCAGCTTCGGTCACGGCCGCAGCTTGGGCGGCGTGTAAGCGCGATTCGGCTTGGGCCTGAATAACCTGGGCCTGGGCGTCTCCTCTGGCGCGGGCCTGCTCAGCGGCGGCGTAATGGCGATTCGCGGCGGATTCCTCCCAGGCTGAGCAGCCAAAAGCGATGACGGCGGCTAGACCTAACAGGACAATGAGATAGCCTAATATCGGTTTCATGATACCTCCCCATCTAATTCGTTAAAAATCCCTTCGTCAAAGGTCAGGGCGTCCAGGGTGGGGCCAGCCAGTAACGCGGGCTGGCGTATCTGGCGCATCAGTTGCGCGTTCTGTTGATTCTGGACGTTCTGCATGGCCGCCATGATGGTTAGATTCTCTCTGGTGTTGGCGGTGAAATTGACTTGCTCCCGGCGGGCGTGAAGATAGCCGGCCAGGGCGGACAGTCCGAATCCGGTGAGGATCAGGACAATAGCCGCCACAGCCCCCAGGACAATCGCGGCGGCGATGTTGCCCTCGGAAGCTAGACTGATGAGGCCAGCCAGGAGAAAAAGGGAAAGAACAATCAAAATCAGGCTGAATGTAAATTTATTCATTATCAATGTCTCTTTTTATCTCTTTCAGGATCATCAGGATGATAAAAAAAATGCCAACTATAATTATCATGGTGATAAACCACAATAAAAAGGTGGCAACAAAGTTACCAGCGGCGGCAAGTTGGCCTAAAAAGCGCAATAAAAATAAAAAGCCAAGAAACAAACTGGCGGCAACAAATTCTACTAGTATTTGTTTCATGTATCCTCTTTGCACAGATGCAGCCCAAGCCGGGCTAACTCCGCCAGAAGGTCGGCGGCAAAATTACGGTGTAATACATGCTGCCCGTAAGACAGGTTCAGGTCGCTTCTCGCTTGCCGAACAGTCAACACCCGCTCAGGGACAAGATACTGGGCCAAGATAGGCGGCTGAAGTTCATTGGCCGGCCGCCCTGGGCGCGATTCGGGCAACTCAGGCGGGGCTACATCCTCAATATCAGGTGCAACTATCTCGGCCCGCTCAAGGCGGCCATAATCAGCCTCAGTCGCCATGGCAACCTGAAAGCGGTCAACGTTGGGGCCAATGATGTGTAAAAAATCTCCCTGCCCGGTCAGTTTGTGGGCTTCAAGACCGGCCTGCCCGGTCAGGCGCACAGACATGGTGGCATCTGTGACCAGGCCCACAAAGCGGTTTTGTAACTTGTCCAAAATCGCGGGCAGGTCACGGTGGGTCGGCTTGAGGCTGCCCAGGATGACATTGATTTTGAATTTACGGCCATTGACCAGGTTTCTTACAATTCCCAGGCGCTGTTCATTTTTTTGTAAGACCTCATCTCCTTCGTCAATGACCACCGTCAGCCGGGGGAGGGCTTTATCAATGCCCCTGGCCCGGCGGCGTTCAAATTCCTGATTAGCAAATAGGAGCGCCCGGTCTATAGCCTCTTGGTCTGTCGCTACCGGCGTGGCCAAGTGCGCAACATTGGCAAAGGAACTATATTCGCCATGCGGGTCAATTAAAACTAGTTTCATCTGGGCGGGAGTATAGGTTTCGGTCAGGGCTAGCAAGATAGACTTTTCAGCCTCAGTCTTGCCACTGCCAGTCGTACCTGCCACCAGAGTATGCGGGGCCGATTCCTCAAATTTGAAATCTATCTGCCGGCGCATCTCCCCCAGGCCAACCCCCAGGCCGGTGACATCGGCGCGGCTATAGGATTCCCAGTAGAGGGTTGCCAATTGGTATTGGTACATAACCAGCCCAGTTTGGCGATAGGCTAAAACGGCCTTACTCCTCGAAGCCAGGGCTACAGGCTCGGCCAGGTGGAGCGCCTTGTCCAGAGTGGCGGGGTCGCTCAAGCGCACCCCAAAAGACAGGTGGCGCGCGCCCCTGGTCGCGCGCTCAAGGCGGCCAGCTAGACCTTGCCGGGCATAGAGCAACTGGAGAATGATGGCATAACGGCGAGCATTGGCTGCCAGGCTGTGTTCTGGAAAATCCCTTTGTTTCGGAAATCCCCCCAATTTCCCGGAAACTGGACGCATGGAATTTCCGTAAGGGGTTTCCGAAACACTTTTTACCCTATTTTCCGAAACATTTCCGAAACATTTCTGTAACAAGTTACGCATAGATTCCTCGTAGTTGAAACTCGATAAGTTTGGCGGCTACCTCTAAACCTACCCCTCGGCTGAGCTCGCCGCAAGCCTGAGATAACCCCATCACTGGCTGTCGGGCCATCTCCCCCAAGGCAGCCAGGATGACGAAAAGTAAGACGAATCCGATAAAGCGGGCCAAGGCCAGGCGCAACGTCAAGAGGGCAATTATGCTCAGGGCCACGGTCAAGAGCGCGACCGCCGGGCCGCGTAGCCGCTCGGCCAGGGTGGGGACGGTTTCAATGGTGTACTGTGAACGCGATAGGTCAATAATTATGCACAAGAATTTCATGGTGTTGTCTCGCCGTCATCATCATGAAGTAGGTAGTGTTTATCGAGTGACCAGACCAGTAGCCAAATTGGTCCGTAAAGTATCGAGAAATCAATTAGCTGTCCCAACAGCCAAACTCGAAATTTATACCACAAGATTAAAAATTTCATGCCTTCACCCTTCCGGCCAATTGGCCATTCAAGGCTTTTTTGTCCCCTTTTATCGTGCTTACGCTGACCCCCAACTGGTCGGCCAATTGCTCATTGGTCAGGTTAGTGGTAGTCAGGAGGTCAACCAGTTTGGCCCGGCGGCCAATGACCTCATCTTGTTTGGCCCGGTTAGCCGCCTTAAGGGTTTCTGGCCAGTCAAAATGCCCATTCTGGCCGGTCAAAATGCCCGGACTATCATTGCCCTGGGCGGCCATGGTTGACCGGGCCTGGTCAATTTGCCCGGTCAGGGCAGCCAGGGTCAATTTGGCCTGGTCAATTTGCCCGGTCAGGGCAGCCAGGTCATTGTCCCGATTGGCCAATTTGTCCGTCAGGCTCTTGACCTCCAACCTGACCTGGTTAGCCTGCATGGTCAATTTTTTGACCTCATAGACTAGCCCTGACCGCTCCTGTTGCCCTCTGAGCCGGTCATCCCGGTCGGTTTCCCATCTGGTCAGGTCGCTGGCCAGCGCATTTGAAACATAAACGCTGGCGGCGAATACGACAAAGGCCGGGAAAACTAGATGAGCTTTATCCGGCAAAAATTCAATGGCCACGGTCAATCCAAAGGCAGTCAAAAAGTAAATAGCCGCCATGGTCAAGGCCAGGCCAAACGGGGCCGCCGGGTCAGACTTCAACTTGACCAGATTCCAGTTGCGCGCCCGGAGCGCGGTCTTACTCTGGAACATGCCAATGAGCTCTATCGCCGTGGCCGTGACCAGGGCGATCCGCTCAGGCGCACCTACTGTGACCATGGCCCGGTAGACGCTATAGGCCGCCGGGATCGGGGCCAGCACTGGGGCCAGGCGGGTGACAACACCTAAAAAGGACTGGTCAAAAGAATCGACCAGGCCCAGGACCACCCGCTGCGATTCCCGGAAGAAACGGATTAAAATATCGGCATAATTGTTCATAGTGTCTACCAAAAAAATTAAGCAAAGATAAACCATAAGGCTATTATATAAAGGAGCCCAGCACTGCAGGCGGCCAAGACGACAAACGTAAACGGGACAGACTGCTCGCTTGTCGGCTCATCCTTAATGAGCAAGTAATACAGAAAGAAGATCGAGATAGATGGCCAGAATAGAGCTATAGTCATGGCCATAGCTGGCAGGCTCAGAATAACTACAATGATTGTGAATAAACTTTTTTTTGTCATCATAAACCCTCTTGTTTCTTGTATTTTATTTCCCATGCCTTATCATCCTGGTATTGCGCCTCATGTTTCTTACAAAAGAACACCGGCCCAGAGATAGCCAGAGAACCTGTCCGGAGTCGAGGCCCTTTCTTCCTGCAATAGACACAGACTTGGGCCTCGAACCGGGCTAAAGCCCGGGGAAGGGGGACAAATGTCCCCTGCCCGGTTCGTTCTTTCATGGACCGGCGAGCCGGGCGAATTACGGCGGCGCGATACCGCCTGACAGGTCGCCATTTTGTCATCGGCGTCATACCTCCAATTTAGGAAAGAAAAGCCAGGTCAAAGGCGGCGCGGTAGTTTGGTCGCTCAGGCTTGGATTCCTCGACCCGTCGACCAAACAGCAAATAAATCAGAATCATCAGCCACACGGCCAACAGAAGAATGATGCTGCATATACGCAAAGTAAGCGTGTCCTTGGTCATCGGTGCCAAACCTCATCAACTAACTTTGATAAAAAGGCAATGTCAACTCCGACTGGAGTCGGGTCCAGCGCTTTGCCAGTTCCCCGGCCGGCAAAGAAGCCGGCATTGTGCCTGAACCAGGTTTTCAACTCCTCATAAACAGGCCCCATGCCCGGAACGAAAAAATCAATCCCTAGTTTCATGACCGCTCCGACCAGTTCCCCCACGTGGGGGGAGGTCACTTCAGCTCCACCCAGACGGGTAATCCCGACCGGGCGCGAGATGAGTTCGCCCGCTTCGTTTTCAATCGGCTTTCCTACCCAGACCACTAGGCGCGCGCCCATTTCCTCGGCGGCGAAGGTGGTTGAGATGCCGCCGCCGACTACGCCAATGACCAGGCCGTCATCAGAGCGGTAGACGGTCTTTTCCTTGAGGTCTGCCAGGGCTTCATGGCGTCGTTTTAGGTTGGCCGCAATGAGGTCAAAAAGCCGAAAGGCAAATTCCAGGATTTCTGAATCGGTGTGCTTCTCGGCCTTATAAGCTGACAAAAGAGAATGAAAACCAACCTCGCGGCTTTCCGCCGATTCTTGAGACATGATGTCTCCCTGCCAGATGAGTAAGACAAGGGGAGTCAGGTATTTAATTTTGTAACCATTGTGGATAAGATGCTCGAAAAGCATGCGGGCGGCGCAGGTTGACAGCGCCTCGACCGGGAGAAGGTGGTGGTGGTCGAAGCAACCCCGGTCAGGGTCATAAATTCCCCCACAGTCGCCAACAAAATCGGCGAAGGCTATAAGTTCCGGGGCGGGGGTGTTCAGATTGATGAACTTATGAGTTACTTCCTGTCCCTGGCCTGGAAACCGGGAAACTAGCCAGGCAAAGAGAGCGGAATCGCCATCGGGGGAAACGTGGGTTACGCAAAGCATGAAATTCTCCTTAAAATTTATTTTGAAATTAAAGCCTTCCCGACTGGTTTTATTGCGCTATAGGGCAAACGGCAAAATATTTTGCCAGTAGTGGCGGCTTCCTGATTGCTCGGAAGTATAAACACTTTCACTGGAGCAATAACATAAGCCAGCACGCCCCACTTCCCAGTATCGGTGACGATCAATAGCGCTGGGTACCAGTCATGGGAAGGGTCTAAAATTTGAACAATAGTTCCTGTTTCGATTTGCATATCGGTTTCCATACTGTTACCTCTCTTTTCGGGTCTATCTGAATGTGGTAGGCAAAAGATAGGGATACTTATGAGAAGTTTCCCCATCTACCGAAAGAACCTCCTCCGGTTTGATATATTGGAGAGGTTGATAGAAGTGGTGCGATAAATCTTCCGGTTCAAAAACAAAACCGACTAGCAGTCTGTTTTCGGTATATAAAAACTCTTTTAGTTGTCCTCTCCGCCCATCCGTCAACATAAACAAGCCTTTTTCGTTGGCGGTTGATTGGACTTTGTGCTTTTCCTCGAAAAATTCAAATTCATCAGATTTACTTGGTTGATGTTGTACAGTTATTTTGATAGTTGCCTCCTTATAATTCAACCAGCATCAGCAGGCCCCAGGGGCCTGGGCTAAGCCGGTACTCTGTCTTTGGCGTGGCCTTCGCCTTGGCCGCCTGAGCCAAGTCCGCTTGGCGCACCAGGTCGGCTATTTGCTCGTGGGAAAGCCGCCGAAATGCCAGGTATAACCTGACCTCATTCTTGCAACTTTTGAAAATTCGGTTTACAATAGCCATTGTACTTTCATCTCCTTTGAAATGACCAGCCTGGTGATTCTCGCTCGCCGGGCTGGTCTTTTTTTGTCCCCCCCCAGGCGGCTGGCTGGGCCGCCACGGGGGAAGGACACAGACCAAAACTTTTAGGAACTTTGAAAGCCTATCACCTCCTTAATTTTCTTGTCTGGTGCCAATGTGGGCTCCGGTTCGGACTCCGGTTCTGGCTCCGGCGGCCAGTGGCAACTTCCGTCTCCTAGACAGAGTGGACACTGTCCAGGAGCCAAAAAGTCGCAGCCTTGGGGCCTAGTTTTCATGTTTGTATCGTTCATGTTCATGTTCATCTTGTATTCTCCTTATCTTTTTCTATCCAGCCCGCCGACGGCTTAGGCTTCTGATATATTTGCTGTGATGAAGGCAACCGATCCTCCTACGAGGTTTGGCCGCCGGGCGGGTCAGATGATTAAGAGAATATTATCATATAATATAATACTTGTCAAGTACGAATATTCCACTTGACAGATTATTTTTTTTAGAGTATGATTTATTATGGCAATGAATAGAGGTTAGTCATTTGTCCCTGGTCCTTTGTCCTTTGCAAATGACTAATGACAAATGACAAAGGATTAACACCGAGGTGACAATGAACAATATACCAAAAATTTTATCCGTAAAGGGCTGGAGTCCATATCGTCTCTGGCAGGCCCTGGGCGGCCGGCCTTCAGACCGGACACTTGCCTATAAGCTAGCCAGGCCGGAGGAAAGCCTGGACTTCAAGAAATGGGCGACCATGATTAAGGTCGCTCAGGTTCTGGAAGTATCTCTGGCGACTTTGGCCGCCAATGGGGAGGCGGAAATTGAGTTTCAACCGGGGCATATTGTCCCAGCTGGAAACAATATTCCGGTCCTCTTGAGCCAGCGGGAGATGACCCAGTACGGGTTAGCAAAGGCCCTCGGCGGGGAATCGAGCCACTTTGCCCTGGCGTACAAACTGGGCAAAGGAAAGGAGTCGCTGGCGGCAAAGCAGTGGGGGACCCTGGTCAGGGTGGCCGAGATTTTAGAGGTTGACATAGAGGACTTGGCAAAGTAGGTCAGAGGAGAGTACAATAATAAAAAACCCGCTGTGGGGGCGGGCTTTTTTGGCGACGTTTATTTTTGGGGGAGGTATCACGTCTATGACCAGTATTATACCTTATTTTTCCGTGAAATTCAAATTTAATGGGTGGCGGCTATGAAGCGCACCCTACCGGATCGGAATCAAGCAGAGGTAGTCGAGGCCCTGGAGCGATGTGGGTTTGTGGTCATTTCGCTTCATAATGTGCCGGCGGCAACACAGGACAAATCTCTGCAGGGGCTGCCAGATTTGCTGGCGATTCAGGCTGAAGGTTTGACTCTCATAGGGGACTTCAACCAGCGCCAGGTTCTGGCTGTGCTGCAAAAGGTCGACGGCCTCATCGTCCTGAGAGGGGCGGCGGTGCCGGTAGAGGTAAAGGTTGAGGGGGAATCGCTCCGGCCCGACCAGGTGGGTTGGTGGGCGCGAGTAGGGTTGTACCCGTTGGTATTGCGCTCCGCGGGGGCGGTATTCGATTGGTTTGGCCGGAGGGTTTCGGGATGATTAAAGCCGTCCCCTGTTTCCACTGTGCCACCCCTTACACTCTGTCTGAAACAGACGAGTATTATTGTCCTAAATGTGACCTCAAGGCAGCGATTCAGAAAATCCCCCTGAAGCACATCTTTGATTACCGCCCAGGGGCGCTGAAATTCAAACTAATAGACGACCATTTCCATGCTCTGGAATGGCCTACCAAAACCAAATAGCCCGGCGGCGACCGGGCTATCGGCAATAACGACCCTGTTAATTTTCTGAAGGAGACAACGCTATGTTAACATATAATCCGACATCTGTCAAATTTTCATCCCTCTTGGCTGATATTATTCTTGCCGTTGACCAGGGGGACAGCCCTGATAGCAAGTTTCCCGACCGGAAGGGAGAGTACTGGGCCTTGTGCCCTTTCCATCCCGATTCCCATGCGGGGAACTTTTCGGTATCAGAAAAGGGGTACAAGTGCTTTTCTTGCGGGGCGGCGGGGGGCCTACAGGCTCTGGCCGCTCATCTGGGCCTGCAGCCGGGAAAACCCCAGGGCGAGGCGGAAAGGGCGGCCTGGTTTGTCGAAAAAGAGCGCCGCCTGACTGAGGGCAGGGAGAAAGCCCGCTCAGTCCTTGAAAAATTGCAACACAAGCGGCCTGATCTGATTTATTACAGTAACCTGAATGGGCAGGCCGAAACCGTGATGAGAACCTGGGGGCTGACCCAGGAAACGGTAGACCTGTTCAAGATAGGTTACTGTAGTCATTGTCCTACTTCCCCCGATTCGGATAGCTTCACGATTCCCTATTACCACCATACCAAGGTCATTAACCTGCGCCATCGGCTGATAAAGCCAAACGGCCAGGGTAAATATCGGCCCGAAGCGGCCGGCCTGCCTGCAACTATTTTTAATGCCGATCTCCTCGATTCGGAAAAGTGGATTGTGCTTGTCGAGGGGGAATTTAAGGCCATGGTCTTGACGCAGTACGGTCTGCCGGCGATAGCGATTCCCGGTGTGACTGCGTTCAAAGAGGATTGGGCGCAAAGGTTTAGCCAGGTGGACAAAGCACATGTCTGCCTGGACTGGGGAACTGAAACCCAGGCTCGGCGAATCGGCGGCCTGCTCAGCCAGGCTGGAGTTGATGTCTGGCTAGTGACGTTGCCGGTTGCCAAACCGGACGATTTTTTTGTTGCTTATGGCGGGACAGTCCGCCAATTTTGCAAATATTTAGAATCGGGGAGGAAGGTCTAAAATGTTAAGTAGGCTGCTAGAAAGATTTATTACCGGTCAGGATGAATACCATAAAGTCCTGGCCCGCTGTGAAAGCCCTATTGAAAGGCAATTTTGCCAGGCGGCTTATCCTCATCTGTCTGTCTATGGCAAGCTAGAGTCTCAGGTCTGGCTTTGCGATTACCGGGTGGACTTTTTACTACATCAGATTAAGGCCGCCCCCCGGCTCAAGGTTGTCATTGAGATAGACGGCCATGATTATCATTCAAGCCCTGAGCAGCGCGACCAGGATACTGAGCGCGACCGGGTGCTGTCCCGGGCTGGCTATCAGATAGTACGATTCACCGGCCGGCAGGTCAGGCGGTCGGCGCAGGGGTGCGCCAAGGAAGCGGTAGAACTATTACAGAATTGTATCAAGTGTTGGAGATGAAACAATGAGTAGCAAACTTTTAATCAACGAACCACCTTTACAGGTCTTGCCCTCTCTAGCCTGCCGGGTAGGACTTAATGAGGCTATTTTTTTGCAACAGCTACATTATTGGCTAGAGAATCCTAAAATTGGAAAATTGGTTGATCAAAACAAATGGATTCGGAATACAATTGACCAGTGGCAAGAAAACTTTCCTTTCTGGTCAGACAAGACAATAAAGAGGGTAATCGCATCTCTCAGAGAAAAAAGATTGGTCATTACCCGAAACGATCTAAACCAGTTGGGAATAGATAATACAAACTGGTATACGATTGATTATAAAGTTTTGGTAGACCTGGCCGATGGGCCCAAAAGGGCTGTCCATGGGGACAAGTTGTCCCCATGGACGGGACAAGTTGTCCCTACCCATGGGGACAAGTTGTCCCCACCATTAACCATAGACTACCCAAAGAAAACAAACATATATATGCCGCCTAACGGCGGCGCAGGCAAATTATCTGTTTTGGCCCCTGAATCGCAGCCAGAGAAATCCCCTAAAACTAATAGCCAAAAGCTGGAGCCTTCAGCCCAGGACGAGCTAATGGTTTTTGGTATCTACGGCCATCAGCAAGCGCCAGCCGGGTCCTTTGCAGAAGAACTGGAAAACTCCGGCTGGCTATTACGCAGTAATACTGTAGCCGACGCCCTGGAAGCCTTCCTGAAGGCTGGCCGGGCGGCGGGTTTGGCCCTGCCCTTGCCCAACAGCGATTCACGGCGCAAGGACTGGGGTAAGTCCCTGGCCGGGCACATAGACGACTGGGGCCTGGAATCGCTCAGAGGGGGCCGTTATCAGGCGGTTTTTAGCCTGGCAAAAGAGGGAGACTGGTTAAACAGAATAAGCCGGCCCGGGGCCGTAGACAAGGCCCTGGGCATGGTTGAAAATGAAATCGTCTCCTCGACCGTCAGGAATGAGGACGGCAGTTACAATTTTTAGTCCTTTGTCCCTGGTCATTGGTTTCGACGTGAGCTCAGCCGAACGGTCATTTGCAATGACTGCTAACAAATGACCTGATGACAAAGGACGAATGACAAAAGACTAATGACTATTAGAAAGGCTGCTTACCATGAAAAATACAAAAGAATTTTTTGACCCGACGCGGGCCATTTATACGCCGCCGGAAACTGCGGCTTATGGGGCGCAATTTATTGCCCGGCTCAAAGAACAAAAATTGCCCGGCCTGAGCCTGGGCATCCCGGAGATAAAAGACTACATGCCGCCGATTCTACCGGGGGAACTGGCGATTATGATTGCCCAGACCTCCAACTACAAATCCGGTTTTTTCCATCACATCGAGGAAAACGCCTCCCGCCAGCTCGAGCGGGAAGGGCGGGAAGAAATCCTGATTCATATTTCGGTCGAGGAGGGGATCGAGTCTCAGGCGGTCTTACTCCTTTCCCGCGAATCGGGCAACCCTGGCCGCGACCTGGCCAGGGGTATCTATCAGGACTGGAATAGACTGGAGCAGGCGGCGATTCGTATAGGTACTATTCCTATCTACCGCATAGGCGAATCTCTGGCCAGGGCTGAGGACATGCCTTTCCTGACCATCAGTAACATGGTCAGAGCCATCAAACTTCTGGCCTCTGGCGAGATTACGGGCAAGCCGCTCAAGATAGCTGGCCTCTTTTTTGATTATCTTCAGGCGTTCCCGGCTGACCCGGAGGCGGCCAAATTTTTGCCTGACAAACAAAGACGTATGCAAGTTTACATGGATGTAAAGCGGTTGCGCCAGGCGGCGCGCTACTTTGAGTGTCCGGTCTGGGTGGCAGTCCAGGCGCGGGAAGTGCTGAAAGGCGCGCCTGGCCGCAACATGCTAATCCCTGGTATCTATGACGGTCAAGAATCAAGCTTCATTGCTCAACATGCCGACCGGGTTTGCCAGGGCTGGATGCCAAAGACGACGCACCCGGTCGGAGAAATGGTCATCCATAAAGGTGTCTCATTTCAGGTAGATGAGAACCTGTTTTTTTTCAAGGTCGGCAAACAAAAGAATAACCTGCCTGCCGGCCGTAGCTGGAAATGCCGGATTGACTTTCAACGAAACATCATTGCCCCAGAGATTGATTTTGAGGAAACAAATGACTATGCAAGGTTCAGGTGAGACCGGAAAAACGGCAGGCATCCTCTTTTCCGGTTTTGATGCGGTCGGAATCGGCATGCTTCAGGCAGGCATTTCGCCCGCCTGGGCCATTGAGAAAGAACCGGAAATAGCGGCGGTGGCTCAGATGAATCTTAGCCATAAAATCATCGTGGCCGACATTCTGAGCATTGACCCGGCCCTGCTCGAGCAAGTAGACCTGTTACACGCTTCGCCGCCGTGTCCTTCGTTTAGCATCGCTAATGCGGGCGCTCTGGAGACGGAGATTGACTTAGCCCTGGCCCGGAAGGTGGCTGAATTTGTCCGGGTCCTAAAGCCGCGATTTTTTACGTTGGAAAATGTGCGCCTTTACCGCAAAAGCGAATCATGGTTGAAGATAATTCTACCGGCGCTTTTTGCAGGCGGCTATATGGTAGATGCTGCTGTGTTATGCGCCGCCGCTTTTGGCGTTCCTCAAGAGCGCTGGCGGTTCATTGTCCGGGCGGTGCGCGGCGGATTTGTGCCCTGGCTGCCGCCGGCCGAACCGTGGCAGGGGTGGTTTCAGGCAGTCGAGGATTTGATACCCGGCTTACCTGAGAGCCAGTTTGCCGGCTGGCAGATGGCTGTGATGCCGGAAAACCTAAAAACTATCATTGTGGCAAATGGCTATTATGAAAATTTGGTTCATCGCGCGGCGGAAGAGCCGATTTTTACTATTACGGCTAATAGTAATCAAGCAGGGCTCAAGGCATTTATCGTTAATAGCCAGCAGACAAACCCCTCGCGCCCGTTGACCGTAAGAGATCAGGATGACCCGATGTTTACAATACTGAGTAACATGCTAGCCAAAAATTCGCCGCCGAAGGCTTTCATCGTGGATTGCCAATATGGTGGCGATCCGAAAAAAGAAACTCGCGGGCTGACTATCAGTCCTGATAGTCAGCCCATGTTTACCGTAATGGCCGGGCAGAATCGGCGAACCATCCGGGCGCAGCTTTCAACCGGGCGGGTTGTCTCGATGTCTGTCCACGCGCTGGCCCGGTTTCAGTCCTTCCCGAATTGGTACAGGCTGCCGGAAAATAAAATCCTTGCCTGCAAAGGTATCGGCAATGCCTACCCCTCCCTCTGGTATCGCAAGCTGGCAGAGGGGTTGATAAAATCGTGAACCTTGAGAAGATAAAGGAACACCTCGAAAATCCTACCACTCGTCGCGAGGCTCTGGCGGCCCTGGCTGAATGGGTCAGCAAAACTTGTCTGCTCTTTGGTTCAGAGGTAGACATCGCTTATCAGGTGGCCGCCACATTTATCAGGGGGATTGAAGCATCTTACAAGGAAAATATTTCTTGACAGATAATACTAGTTATAGCGTGCTTCTAAAATTGCTTGAAATTTATGGTTTCACCCTGGACGAACTAACCCAACTCAATTGGCAGAAACTACAGCCGGGGAGTGTAAGAGGTGAACAATGGATGAAAGTGGGGGGGGGGATGTAGACCATGATTACCAAAACAAGACAATTTACCAATGAGGTCTTAGGCGAACTTGGCCGCCTGGAAATAACCCCTTTGGAAGCAGGCCGTTTCTTGGGCTGCCTGCCTGGGCAATTAGAGCGGAAACTTTATCTTGAGGTAAATGAAGGTTTAGAGGCCCTGGGCGGCCGATGGGATCGAAAGAAAAAGGGCCATGTCTTTGACCATGACCCAAGGTCAGAAATCGGGCAACTCTACCAAGAGGGTCAATTACAGATAGATGATTACAGCTTTTACCCAACCCCGGAGGGGGTCATTGCCCGTATGCTGGAAATCAGTCAAACCAATTTGACTGATATGGCCCTGAATCGCCAGACTATCTTGGAGCCATCGGCCGGCGAGGGAGCCATTGTGGATTACTTGATAAAAGTCGGGGCGAAAATTCACATGATAAACTGCATCGAGCTCCATCCGGGGCGGAAAAAGATATTAGATGAAAAAGGGTATTGCATCTCTAACCCGGGTGATTTTTTCTGTCATAGGCCAGTACCCGTATTTTATCGGGTCTTTATGAATCCCCCTTTTGAAAAAGGTCAGGACATTGATCACGTCTTGCATGCCTATCAATTTCTGAGGTCAGGCGGCGTCCTGGTTGCAGTAATGTCCGCTGGGGTGACTTTCAGGAAAGAACAAAAATACACCAGCTTCCGCAACTGGTTGAAGGGTAAAGGCAAACTTGAAGCACTGCCCCCCGAAACATTCAAGGGTATTTCAGCGGTCTTGTGTTGTATTAGAAGAAAATAGGAGATAACCATGGCAGCAGATAGAATTGATGCCTTGTTAGCGGCTGATGACCTGGCCGGGCTTTACCAGGTTGAGGCCGGGGCAGTTCCGCTTTTGAGCGCGGCTGACGAAAAGCGGCTGTTCACTGAGCGGGACCGCCTGCGGGCCAAACTCAAGATGGCTAACGGGGAAGGGCGGGCCATTAACCGCCGGATTCAGGAAATCGAGGCCCAGATTATCGAGGCTAACGTCCGATTAGTAATGGGCATAGCCGGCCGGACTAAAAGCCGCCTATGCCATATTCAGGGCCTGACTATAAATGATGTGCGCCAGGAGGGCAACTTAGGGCTAATCAAGGCAGTCGAGAAATTTAAGATTAAAATGGATTGCAGATTTTCGACCTATGCCATCTGGTGGATACGGCAGGCGATTAGTAGAGCTTTCCCCCTCTACGCCACCACGATCCGCATACCTGTTCAATGGTATGCGTTCATGGGGAAGGTCAACGCTCTCTACAGTGCCCGGCTTTCGGCTGGCTTGCCGACCGACCCGGCGGCCATGGCTCTTGAGATGGGAGAAGAGAAAGAGCTCATAGAACAGGCCATAAAGGACATTGCCCTGCTTGAGCCTCGCAGCCTGGACAGCCCAATAGGGGATGGGGAATCCGAGCCCGACCTGACCTATGCTGATTTTATCCCCGGTGTGGGAGAAGAAGAGATGGCCGCCCATGTGGTGGACATTGAGCGTAAGGAACGCCTGGAAATGGTCTTAGATACCTTGAGCGCCCGCGAGGGGCAAATCATACGTTTGCGCTTTGGCCTGATTGACGGCCATTGCCAGACGCTAGAAGAGGTCGCGCAAAAATTCAATCTGACCCGCGAGCGGATTCGCCAAATCGAGGCGCAGGGCCTGCGCCGGCTGCGCCATCCTCGGCGTGTGCGGGCATTGAGGGATTTACTATGATTATCTCTCATTTTTGTAATAGGGGTTTAGGGTTATCTCAGTTTAGGGAATTTCCGACATGATAGAGGGTTATCATTGGTTCTCAGTTAAAGATGGCGATGCCAGCGCCTTTGCCCTGATGAGCCGCCATTATAGTTTTCAGGCTTACCAGGACGGCCGGCGACAAAGGCCGTCAAACAGAAACCGCTTTTTATTTGTTGGGCCAGGCGAAAAAATGGTGCTCATGACCGCCGACTGTTTAGCCCTTTTTGTCTGGCGAAAATTTATAGACAATTCTGGACAATCAGGTGTCAATTGTGCGGTTTTTCGCAATGAGGGGTCAACGTTGAGCAGCTTGTTAATCTTGGAAGCGGAGGGGCTCGCCTGGGCAAAATGGCCTGGCGAGCGGCTGTATACCTATATTAACGCCAGTAAGGTAAAAACCGGCAAACCATTTATGGGCAAACCGTGCCCGGGCAAGTGCTTTCTCAAGGCAGGCTGGCGGCAAATCGGGATAACAAAAGTCAATAAGTTGCTTATTTTTGAGAAATTGCCAACTGGTTGATTTTGTCAACCCCTCTGAGCCTGGCCCAGTGCCTTACTCAGAGGGGCTGACAGAGATGTCATCCACAACCAAATAGGGCGCGGGCGGCTCAGCTTTGAGAGGCTTTTACCAGGACCCCCGCGCCCCTCATTTATTACCTGGTAATACTTCGGCAACTCAGTAGGACTTGTAATCTCCCTCACCTCATGCTATTATAAATCTAAATAGGCTGCTAGATACTCTTCCATTGGCTGACACCATGGTCTGAGTATCGGGCAGCCTATTCTATATAGCCCGGCGTGGGGCGACCCGCAGCCTATCGTCCCTGCGCCGGGCAACGCCTAAAACAGTTTTTCAGTTCTCAGGCCATAGTTTTCAGTTTTAGCTTCGACAAGCTCAGCTTCGACTGAGAACTGATAAACTGAGAACTGAGAAACTTTTTTTATGCCTCAACTCTGGGAGCGTCAAGCCTGGGAAACCCCGGCCATGTTTCGGGCTTTTCATGAATACTATCTACCCCAAAGGCCGCCCCGGTCGGTAGATGAGGCTTATCGGACCTGGTGGCAAAAGCCAGAGCGTAGTTACGAACAAGCCAGAAAAAAAGTGGCGACCGGAGCCTGGCGGGCCTGGTCGCGCGGACAAAAATCTAATGGCGTCCCGATTCCCGATTCCATCCCCTGGACAAAGCGCGCTCAGGCTTTTGACGATCATCTGGCGGCCCTAGACCGCCAGAAATGGGAAGATCGGCGGCTAGAGGTGCGGGAAACCGACTGGCGGCAAGCTGGCCGGTTGCGCCAGATAGCCGATGAAATCCTGGCCGAGGCTCCCAAGTTTACTCGCTCGAAACGTCAATATATCCCCGGAAAAAATGGCGAACCAGACCGGGAAATTATCACTGTGGCCCTGAATGGGGCGCTGGCCGTAAAAGCGGTTGAAACGGCCTCAAAATTGAGCCGTCTGGCGGCTGAGCTAGAGACCGAGCGGAAGCAAATAGAAATTGTGCGCCAAGAGCTAAATGGCCTGCTAGACATTCTACAAGCCCAACTTGACCCCGAAACCTATCAGCGCGTCCTTGAAGCGATTGCCGCTGAAGATGAAATTCGATAGGCTCATCAATGATCTTAGCTGACCTTGCCCGCGAGCGCATCGAGAAACGGGCCGCCCCCGCTAAACCTATTGACCTCTTAGAATGGATGTTGACCCGGCGGCGCTACCTAGCCGCTGGGAAACTCTTTGACCTGGCCTCACATCCCTACCTTGAGGAAATCTACAAACTGAATCCGACCGAGGCGGTCTACTGTAAAGCCGGTCAGGTTGGCATTAGCGAGTATCTTTTATCCTGGCTCATCTGGTCAGCCGACCAGAGGCAGGCCACCGGGTTATATGTCATGCCCACGGATGGCATAGTTAGCGACTTCAGCGCCGCCCGCCTGGGATCCGCTATCGAGCCAGAGGTATCGCCCTACCTGGCCGGGCTGGTAGGGTCAGCCAGTCGCCAAGCTCATGGTTCAGTCGGGAAGGGTCGGCGGGGGGCCGACCGAGTTGGGCTGAAGCGATTCCGCGACCGCTTTATCTACCTGCGCGGCGGTCAGGTACGGCCCGATGGCCGCGCGCCTCAGTTGCGCTCTATAGATGCTGATGTCCTAGTCATTGATGAATACGATGAAATGGACACCCGCGTCCCCTCTCTGGCCCGCGAGCGATTGGGCCACAGTGCCCTGGCCGAGATTCGCAAGGCTAGCACCCCGACCTATGCCAATACCGGCATCCATGCCGAATATCAGACAACTGATCAACGATCCTGGCAGGTCAAATGCGATCACTGCGGCGACTGGCAGGCCCTGGGATTATCAAGCCTGATTATTGAATCGGATGACTTAGAGCGCCCAGTTGCCTGGCATGAGGATGACCAGGGGCCATACCTGGTCTGCCTGAAGTGTGGCGGCAAGTTAGACCGCCTGGCTAAAGGCGAGTGGGTGGCCGCCTATCCTGGCCGGCCGGTTTGGGGCTATCATCTGAGCCGCCTGTTTTCCCACGTGCGCCCGCTTTCCGAGATCATTACCGGGCTACAAAAAGTGGATGATGACGACCGCCAGCAAACCTATAACCAGGGCCTGGGGTTATCGTATTCAAGCCCCACGGCCATAAAACTAACGCCTGACCTGCTCAAATTATGTCAGAGGGAATACGGACCAGGAATCGTCCCAATCGAGCTGAAACCGCAAAAAATCGCTATGGGCGTTGATGTTGGCACGGTTTTGCATGTGATTATTCGGACTAAAATGCCGAATGGGGATAGCCGCCTGGTCACGGCGGAGCAGGTCAATGACTTTGCCGACCTGTTATCCCTGGTCAAGCAATACGGTGTCGGTCAGGTGGTCATAGATGCCTTACCCGAAACCCGCCAGGCCAGGGACTTTATCAATACTTTGCCTAAAGGAGTCGGCGGCTGGCTGGCCTATTACGATACCCAGGTCAGAGGCAAGAAAACAGTAGACTGGGCCAGCTTCAATGAGGACGAGTCGACCGTGACCATAGACCGGACCCGCAGCCTCGACCATTTGATGGCCGCCTTTACCCTGGCTGCCAGAGGCGAACCGGGCCACACTCTGACCGCTAATGCTCAGAATACCCCGGACTATTTCAAGCACCTGACCTCGACCGAGCGGCGGCTCCGGCGCGCGGCGGACGGAAACCAGGTGGCGGTCTATGTTGAGACCGGGGCTGACCACTATCTACATGCCGAAAATTATTGTTTAGTGGCTATGCAGGCCGGCCCAAAGTGGCGGACTATCAAGTTTTTGAATCCGGCAGCAAAGCCGGGCTAGATTTTGTTCTTTATTTGAGCTTGTCGAAATTTGCAGAAAATAAAGAGCCCCCTGACCAGTCAGGGGGCTCTTTATTTGGCTATCGCCTCAAAAAAGTATCAAATTCGTTTGTCGCAATTTCCGTAAAACGTTTTTTGCCACTGATTATAGAACAGTCACTTCTCTGTAATAAGAATTTTTAACATTTCCCTTATCTTCTTAGAGCTACAGCCCCTACCCCAGGGGTAGGCGGGATTGATGTCTATGTAATCCGTTCTGGTGGGGTTACGGGCGTATTTTTGCCAGTAGAAATGGTATTTTTCGCCCTCGAAGACAAAATACCCGGAACGAAAATAAGGCGGGTTGCCACCTAGCTGGACTTGATATTTTTTGGGAAAAGAAAAGAGTAACAGTCTAAGCAGTTGCTCTTTTTCTTTCAAAATTCGTGGTTTACGTTTTTTCATCGGAGGCCAAAAATTAGCTTTAGAATATCTCCTACATGCCATTGGGTCAGGGCGGTTTTGATTACGCCCTTAAGTTGAGAGGATAAAACAGGCTCTACTATGACGTAGTGACCTGATTTTCTTTCTATTTTTTTCTCTGACACGAGGTCATCAACCTCGGTCTGAGCAAATTCTAATTCTAAGCAGACTTTTACTTTTATCTGTTTCATTTTCTGCCGTTCCTGATTTCAATTTACTATCAAGAACATTATACTACGAATAGTAATATCTGTCAAGAGTTTTTAAGGAAATTCATAGGCGAGTTTTCCGCCAAGATATTACCTGGTAATACTTCGACCGGCTCAGTACCTCGGCAGACTCAATATGGTTGACCGCAAGGCGGCCAGATGCTATACTATTATCAACAGGCTGCCCGGCGGCCTGTTTTTTGTTTTACCTTAAAAGGAGCACTATCATGGGAAAATCAAGATTGAAGTCAAAGACTTATTATTTTGCCGGCCTATTGTTGGCCGTAGGCACCGCGATTCTAGCCGTACCTGAACTTCAGGCATTTTTGAGCACCCTGCCGCCGGCCGTTTATGGATATGTCTCTCTGACCCTGGGCATCATTGCCGCCATTTTGCGTGAATTGACCAAAGAGCCGCTAAGTTAATTTAGTCATTTGTCACTGGTCATTAGTCTTATGTCCCTCTTGTAACCTGTCCCTCGAAGCATGAACGGTTACACCAGTCATTTGCAAATGACGAAGGACAAATGACCAATGACTAAGACAAATGAGTGACATAATCCAGGTTCTTTTGGTAGGGGGCGAACTTTTGCAGGCGCGTCAGGTAAAACATTTTCTTGAGGCTAATGACTTTTTCGTCATGCGCCATGCCATCACCTTGACCGATGCGCTAAACCAGGTACAGCAGATGCAGCCAGAGGTCATTTTGCTGGATACCAGTTTACCAGAAGATCAAACCGCTTTCATTACTTTCATGGAACATGCTCTAAATATCCCCATCGTTGCCTTAGTCAGAGTAGACGAAACCAATCTAATTATCCGGACAATTCAGAGCGGCATCTATAATTGGATTCTCAAATCCAATCTCTCCGCCCGTGGTATCAAGACTGAAATCCAGGCGGCTATGCAGCGCAAAGCGCGCCAGATTCGCAGCGCCAAACTCTCAGACGAGCAGCGGCGCATCAACCAGGACCTGAGCCAGATGACCCGCGCCGCCTGGACAAAAATACAGGCTCAGCTAGGAAACCTGATTGAGCCTATCGAGGCATTGAACGCGCCTCAGAAAGATAAGGACCGCTTGACCCGTGAAATTACCCTGGTTATGGAACTTGCGGCTGGCCTATTGCGCCAGATGGCTGAGGAATTGAACCCAACTGAGACACCGGTTGAGCGCCAAAAAGCGGTAAAAAATCTCATGCGCGCCTTCGCCGGGGAGAGTTTATCTAATGACGCCTGAGTTATGGGGAATTGTCATAGCGGCAATAGTAGGACTCATTGGGGCTGTCACTTTGGCCCTGAAGTCCTGGCTTCCGAAATACCTGGAGGCGTGGAGACAAAAACAAATTGAAAGTTACCGGGCTGAAATAGAAGCTGAAGCCTACGAACGAAACCGTACCGCCTTTCGTGAGGACAAGTTTTTTGACGGCATGGAAAATACGCTGGAGTGGCTAAAACAGGAACGTGAGAACGATCGTGAGGAATCGCGCCAGGAGCGCGAACTTCAGCACAACCTCATTGCCACGGTTGACAAACTCGCAAACCACATCGGCCGCCTGACCGACATCCAGCGTATTTTAGCCCAGAACGCGGCCAAAATTGATGACCGCCTGGCGCATCTGGAAGCTGTCATCCAGCAGGCAAACAGAGGTTGGTTAGGCGGTTCTAATGACTAAATTTATCAAGGCATGGCATGGGGTAATCATAACCATAGTTGTCATAATGGTTATTTTTCTGGCAAGTGCTTTCTTGCCCCCCAATACCCTAACGCTGGCCCTGGCTTTTATCCCGATAGTCTATACCGCCTACCATGGCGGCTTATACCCGGGTCTGGCCGCCGCGACCGCTATTGCTATAGCCGCCTTTTTTGCACCTGGGCTACCTCTTCTCCGGGGTCTCCAGATTATCATTACCGCTTTCGCCATTGCCATTCCAATGGGAATTTTACAGGAGCAAACTAAACTCGTAAACAATGGCTACCTGGGCAAGATTACCGAAATACGGCTGCTGACCCGATTCTTATTAGACCACCGGCTAACCATGAATGACGGCTTAATCTACCGCTTTCTAACCGAAATCATTGACCGGGCTGGCAACCTTGAAGCCCAGATTGCCCTTTGGAAAGATTTGAGAGAAGAAATCGAGGCCACCCAAAAACACCTCATGGATAGCCAGCTCATTAAGGCAGCAGAGGAAAATAACCATGGCTGAGCCGAAACAGAAGTCAATCGAAATCGCACCCCATCTTCAACGCATCCTTCCCGCCTGGATAACTCCGATGTGGATAGACGCCGGCCGCTGGCGGTCGGTGGTACGAAATCAGCCGGTCGCCATCATTTGCCGTGACCGCCTGATTACTTATGCTCAGGCGTTGCCCTGGGAAATTCGGGCAACTGACCTGTCAGAACAAAAAGCCCTTGAGCCGGACATCAAATACTACCGCGATTTTGTTTTCAAGGAATTTGACCTGCTCATGGACTTGCTCTGGCAAGACGCCCTTGACCTGCCCATCGGCGGCAATGTTGAGGTGATACGCTGGCCGGCCGGGGCAATCCCGCGCCTAGAGATAGACGGGGAAACATATGAATTGACCCGGCCCTGGGAGCAGGGGCATGTATTTCGCCTGGCGTTCATGGATGGCGCAACCGTTTTTCCGACTTATGACCCCACGATCCCGCTAATGCAGCGCATCACCCAGTTTCAAACCGCCCCGGTCTATTTCAACCGGAATGAGGTCAGGCGCATTGTCCTGACCCCTCGCCCGGAGTGGCAGATGAAAGGTTATGGCATGCCGCCGCCGCAGCGGGTCTTTTTGGCGATCTCCCTCCTTTACCGGGGCGATCAATACTATGCAAATTTACTCTTAGACACGCCAGAAGCCGGGGTGTTAGACCTCATGGACATGACCATGGAATCGGCCAGCCAGTGGCTATCTAGCTTTAAGTCGCTGGTCGAGGGGGTTGACCCCATGAAAATTGGCGTTTTGTATGAGCATGACCAGGCCGCCCGCTGGATTCCCTTTGGCCGGCCGCCGACCGACATGATGTTCGAGAGCGTGACCGGACGCTATGCTCGGATGACCACAGCCGGCTACTGGCTGACCCTGACCGACCTGGGCCTTGAGGGTGGCGGCTCTACCATGGCCGGCGAGATACGCCGCCAACGGGAAGTCCGGCTGTCTGGCTTTGGCCTGGTCAGGGAAAAAACGAAAAACTTTATGGTCTCAGTCCTTCCCCCCTGGCTGACTTTCCACTGGATCGAGAAGGATGACGAGGCCATGAGCGCCCTGGGTCGAGCCAGGCTCTTAAACGCCCAGGCCCTCAAGACTTTGCGCGATGCGGGCGTTGTCAGCGTGGAGGAAGCCCAGGCGCAGCTGGCGCAGGATGGCCTTTTAACAATCGAGCTAAAGCCGCCGGAGAAGGCTCCGCCCTTGCCGCCCTTGCCTGCCCCTGCCGGCAATGAATTGAGCTCGCCGAAATTGGCAAAAAAAGAAGCCGAACGCGTTCCCCCTTCTCAGGGGGGTGAGGGGGATGTCGGGGTACAGCGCGCCCTGACGGGTGCGGACTCGGCTGACAGGCTTGCGGCGAGCTCAGCCGAGCGGCTGGCCGACCTGATGAGCCTGGCTTTCCAGGATGTGACCCAGCAAGGCAAAGCGTCCCAGATTCGTAAGTTGATTAAGGCGGCCGCCCGGCGGCTCTTTGAGCTATCGGCTAAGGCATTGACCTCGCTGCCCGATTCGGACTTGCCCCTCTGGGCTGCCGAACGGGTCAACGCCTGGTTTGGTCAGCCTTCAGTCTTAGACGAGTTCCCTGAAGTCAAGAAGGCCGACCAGGCCCTATTTGACCAGCTTGATAAAATCTTAGATGGCGACCCCTGGTGGACATTGCCAGAGGCCATAGCTGAGGCGGTCGCGGCCGTGTTGGCTGGGGCTTACGGCGAGGGGGCAACTGGCGCGGCTGAGGAGGCTATGCGCTTTTTGTATGAGGAGGGGTTAGTCAGTTCGCCCGAGCTCATTGGGTTTAACTGGGAGCTGAAAAATCCGCGCACCCTGGCCGAAATCAACCAGAGCGCCGCCCAGATGGTACGGCGGGTCAATGATGGGACAAAGCATTACCTGAAGTCCCTTATCGCCGCCGGGGTTGATGAGGGTTTGAGCAGTCAGGAGATAGCCGCCAGGATCAAAGAGGGTCAGGGGCTAGAGCAGATTATGCGCGATAGTCCCTTTTTAGATAGCGTGACCGAGGTGGTCAGGGGGGAAATCGGGGATATGCTTCAGAATAGGATTCAGAGCATTACAAACACTGAGATCGCCAAGGCTGAAACCAACGGGCGAATCGGCCAATGGGGTCGGATGGGCCTGAATAAAAAGAAATGGTCACACACTGGACTAGATACACCCTGCATGACTTGTACGGCAAACATCGAATTGGGCTATGTGTCTATAGATTATCAATACACGACCGTCTTTGGGCCTGAGACAGCAGGGGGGCCGCCGGCACACCCGCGAATATGTCATTGTCACCTTGAATTTGATGAGGCGGAACTTTTAGACAAGGCTCGCAGTCTAAATGTCTGGAGCGGGGAATAAACAAAACAAGGCGGCAAAAACTTGGCCGCCTTGTTAATTACTTCATCAGACTCCACACTGCCATACCTGACCCCGCCTTACCGTACCTCACCGTTTCCGGCCTTACCATGCCTCACCGTACCTTTGACAATGTGAAGCTTGGCGGCCCCTCGAAACCCACGAATGGCCGCTTTTCTTCAAAGTCATAACCGGAAACAATAACAAAAGTTGCATTTGAATTAGTTTTAATTTTCTTCATGATTCTTTCTCCTCCCAGTACCATCGCCCCGGATTCTTGCGGCTGCTCCCCGGCGGCCGTAATTCGAGCCGCCTGTCCCTTTTACGATAACCAAACAGGGCTGAAGTGATTGCGCTCCCTGAGACATTCAGCCGCCGGGCAATTTCCCGCGAGGTCAGCCCGGGGTTGGCTTTCACAAAGTCAAGGTAGCGGTTTCGCCTCAAAATTCTTTCTGTTACCATATTCCTTTTTCCCGATTCGCTTCACAGTCAGCCATTGCCCTGGCCAGCCATCCCCGTGATTCCTGCATGAGTTTGTCCCGGCTCTTTTGGCTGAAGGCGGTCAGGGCCGTAAGATATTGCTGATGGCTGGCTACAGCCTGGTCATGGCAGTAAGCAGTCATGGCAGATACAGGAAGAGGCAAGCCGCCATAATATACAACCAGGGAAACCAAGACCAGGACCAGAAACAACAGACCAGCCAGCCATAAAAATTCTTTCCAACCTGCTTTCATGGGTACGCCTTCTTGTCAAAGGGTTATCTCCTTTTCTCCGCCATAAATCTATATTCGGTCTTCTCGCTGTCATCTTCCCAAATCGGCATCCAGCCGGCCACGTCTAATAGGTGAAGCCACTGGTCGCGGCTCAGGACATAGTAATGGTTCTGGCCGCCGACTCCATAGTGCTCCAGGCTCGGCAAGACCAGGAGCAACCAGGTTCGGGCCACCCGCCGCCACTCCATAAGGGTCAGGAGGGGCATGGGGCTATGTTCAAGGGCATGGCGCGCAAAGATAAGGTCAAATTCGCCATCGGAAAAAGGCAAGAAAGAAAAGTCGGCCTGAAAGACCTTTAATCCTTTGCCTCGGCAAACCAGAACATCACTGCCCAGGGTGACGCCCTCAACCCGGCGCGCATACCGCCCCAGGGCGGCAAAGGCTTGCCCTTGACCGCAACCAACATCCAAAATCGAGTCGAGATTAGTAAGTCGAGAAAGCCACTTATCAATGATTTCCTCTAACCATTTCTGGTGGCCTGGGTCTGGCGGCTGCGGGTATATGTCCCCGGTCAGGATGTCCAGATAGCGGTTCAAATAGTAAAAGTCCCTCATCAGACCTCTACTAGTTCCCACTTTTCCATGAATCGCCGCCGATTCTCCATCGTCACCGCCAGGCGGTCAAGCTGCTGGGCAGTCTGACCAAAGGCATGACGCAAGGGCAAGTCAAGGGCTTTTAGTGTAATCCCCATATTGATTGCCCGACAAGCCACGTCTAAATCCTCATAGTCGCAGAGCAAAAATCTTTCATCAAAAAGTCCTTCGTTTTCCGGGGGGTAAGCCTCCTTTTCGGCTTCGGCGTGAGCGCTCAGCCGAACGGTGCGAACAGCCATGAAATTCCAGGTCGGTCTAGTCATGGCCAGACACCAACCAGCCAGGTAGGATAAGACGATAGGATCGCCACCCAAGACATGGCGGAAGCGGTTCCAGCCGGTGTCATGGCTAAACATTTCAGCCCCGATGATCATGCCATCCTGAATTGCCGCCTGAATCGGGCTGACGTAATCCCCTTGAGGGGTTACATCATTAGAAATAAAAATCAACAGATCGCCTGTGGCCGCCTCAGCTCCCCGGTTATTCCCCGGCCCGAAACCGGTATTCTCAGCCAGGTTCACCACCTGCATGCGGAAGGGCGTAAATTGCTCCTGCCAGTAATCCAGGTAGATCATAGTGTCATCGGTTGAGCCATTGTTGACCATGACTATCTCTACTTCTGGCCGCTTAGAGAACAAGCGCCAGTGATGGGTTAGAAACTGGTGGGTCAAATCAGACCTATTCCAAACGGCGGTGATGATGGAAGTTTTCATTGACTTTCCTTCTTGAAAAATCTTAAACAATCCTGACACAATCTAACTACACTGCCCTGTATCTCTATTGATTGAACTTCTATCCCTTGAAAATGCCCCCCGTTTACTCCATCACACCAGGAACTCCACATCCCATAGTTTTTTTCAAATTCGCTATTTCGGTTTTCTTTTGCACTGACTAATGTTTGCACCATACTCCTTTCCAGGTGGCCGCCCATTCAGTTGAAAGGGCCCAGCATGGGCCTTCAATGCCCGGTGGCGGCGGGTTGATTTCTACCCAAATGACCTTTTCTGGTTCATCCTGTACCTTAGTGGCCGACATTGAGGTTCTGATCTCAGCGTCGGTACAGGCCACTGTCAGAAAAAATAAAACCATTAAAATAATTTTACCTAATTGGTTTTTCATGATTGTTTCCTCATAAACTCGTGAATCGTCTCAGCCACATAGGGCGATTGCTCATCATTCCAGGCGGGAAGAAACAGGCCGCCTTGCAGCACCAGGTCGGCTTGATGAGAAGGCCCACCTTTGATGATCTCGGCCTTCCAGGGCTGATAGGCCGGGTGCGCCAGGATATTCCCGGTGAAAAGGGGACGGATTTCGATCTTGTTTTCAATCAAGTGTTCAACCAGACCCCAGTAAAGTTCCTGGTTTGGGATGGTCAAGGGATAGCCAAACCAGATGGGATCGTTTCCGGGGTGAACTTTGGGCAAGATGAAACGGCCTTCATACTGGGCCATTTCCTGGCCCAGCAAGGCAAAGGCCCGGCGGCGCATGGCAGTCAGGTCAGGCAAGCGCGTCAACTGGCCCAGGCCAAAGGCGGCCTGTACCTCGGTCATCTGTAAGTCATAACCAACGTGAGTATACCAGTATCGATTCCTAAATCGGGCAAAGACCGTAGCATTATCAGGTAGGCGGGATTCATTGCGCCCCCAGTGAACCATACTCCTGACTTTTCGGTAAAAGCCCTGATTGTTTGTAACCAGGGCTCCACCGACGCCGGCCGTGGTAACATTATGTGAGGCATAGAAAGAATAGGCGGCCGCTTCGCCAAATGTGCCAACTTGCTGACCTGCTGCTTTGCTGCCAATGGTGTCACAGCAATCTTCAATCAGCAGGCGGTCGCCAAGCATGTCCAGCACCAGGGCCATGTCAGGAGAATTGCCCAGCAGGTGAGGGATGACTGCCCCTCGGATGTCTGGATGGTCGCGCAAGGCAATTTCCAGGGCATCGCACGAAAGATTACAGGTGCCCGGGTCTACATCAATCAGGACTGGGCGCAAATCAAACAACAGGAGCGGATTCATGCTGGTTGGGAAGGTTAAATAAGGGTGTACAATCTTGTCCCCTGATTTCCAGATGCCCTCCTCTACCAGAATCTGGACCGCCAGAAATATGGCTGATGTCCCGCTGTTGAGAGTCTGGCAGTGGGGTTGTTCAACCAGGGCGGCGAATTGTTTTTCAAACTCTTTGATGTAGCGGCCGGCGGCAAACCAGTCGCCGTCTAGCATTTTGAGCACCTGGTCTACTTCAGGCGCGCCCCAGACGACTCTATTGATGGTGATCGGGTCGCCCGGTTTCCACTTTTTCCATTTGAGCATGATTACTTGTCCTTTCAGTATTCACAACCGCAATGACCCAAAACACATTTTGAATTGGGATGACCTGAAAACAAATTATACTGGTGATGATGGCCGCCTCGTCACTATCAAACCGGGTCGGTTGCCCTATGAGGTTATCCATGTGGCCATGAATCTCATTTATTTCTGAATTATACCAACCTATAACCTGCTGTTTTGTCATAACAGTTTAGTAGGTCCCCGGAGACATGGCGGCAACTAAAATGCCGCCTGGGGCTAGAAACTTATAATTAACAGTCTTTCCAGTCTATAAACTCTAAAATTTCTTTCCCGTAAAGGGCAATCATGGCGCGCTCAAAGATTCCGTATTGTAAAGTTTTACAATAGCCGCCGGCCCGGCGAGAATCATGAACAACTGTCCGGCATAAGGTGCTTTACCACAGACCAGTCCGGATTCTCGATAGGTTGAGGCAGGGCCGCCTCTTGTCTCCGCTGAATTTCGGCCAGCAGTTCAGTTTCAGTAAATGATTTTAAGCAGTCAGGATTCATGTGTCATCTCCTTTAACGCCTCATCAACCGTCCTGAATTGCAGCCCAAGATCGGCGGCCAGGGCGGTTGCTAGCCCGCTGCCTTGTGGCCGTCTGGCCTGTCCAGGTAACAAAAACACGGTTATTTCCCGCCTGATAAGTTTCTCGTCAAAGCCAAAAGAACGGGCTATCCTGACGCCAAACTCGTAGCGGCTCATAATCTCTGGCCCGGCCAGATTTATTACGCCGTAATATTCGATGTCGGCCAGCTTCGACATGCTCAGCTTGACAAGGGCGGCCGCCAGGTCGGGGATGTAAGTTGGATTCCCGGTCAGATCGCAGGGGAGCCCGATATACTTTTCTTGGGCCAGTTTCTGGCGCAGACCGGAAACAAAGTCGCCACCGTCCGGGCCAAAAAGGTTCGTAGTTCTGATGATGACCGAGGCCGGCCGCCGGGCAATCAGGATACATTCTCCCAGGTATTTGGTCAGACCGTAAGCGCCCAGCGGGTTGGCCTGCTCATGACAAAGCGCATCCGGGTAGGGCGCGCCCTTGCCGTCGAAAATGAAGTCGGTAGACAGATGTATCAACCTGACTTGAGGGGGGAGCAGGGTGGCCAGATTGTAAACGCCCAAAACGTTTGAACGCAACGCTTCCATGGTATTGCTTTCCGCCCCGTCCACGTCGGTATAGGCGGCGCAGTTGATAAGACATGTCATGCCCTGGTCGGCAGCCTCGGTCAAGGCTGATGAAAGGGGCGCCGGATCGTCAATCCGGGCATAGATGGGCATACAACCCTCTTTGACCAATTGCCGGCCAAGCCGCCCTTTGGGGCCAGTAACAGCAATCATGGTTCACCTTCATTTTCCAGGGCCTGCACGAGTAGATAAATGACCTGCTGATTGACCGAGCGTCTTTGCGCTTGAGCGAGCACCTTAATCTGTTCCCAAATAGGAAAAGGAACACGGATCATGGTCTGTTTTATTGCCTCTTTTGTCACATTGTAACCTTTTGGGTCTGAAATTACCGCTTTCATACTGAAAGATTATGATAGCTATTTGTCGACCTGTCAAATTTGTAGAGGTCTTTAGTTTCGAGTATGAAACTTTGACTTGAAACTTTTTTAGATCAATGCTATAATCAAACGCGAAGGGCTGCAACCGCAGCCCTTTTTTATTTTGCAATATTTCGACAAGCTCAATAGGAGTCTCCTAATGCCTGCTGTAAAAGAAAAGTCTGAAGCCTTGGACGCAACTATGGCCGCCCCTGACGCCGATATTCACCACATGGTCAGAACGCTGGCCCAGTTCGATATGGAGAATGGGGCAATCGGCCCAGACACGGCGGACGCACATCTCCGCACCTGGCTGGAAAAAGGCTATCGGCTGCATACTGCTGTCTCTCTGGGCAATGGCGATGTGAATGGCGCATTTGTGACCCGGTTGCTTTACATCCTGGTCAAATAAGGCGGCCATGATCGTCCTTCAGTTTATTGGTTTTTTAGCCCTGGGTATCGCCATAACCTGGTTACTGCAAGAGGCAGGGCCGCTGCAGCCCCTCTGGAATCTCCGGCCCTGGCTATATGACCTGGCTAACTGTGACCTATGCCTGGGCTTTTGGGTATTTCTGGCCATGGCCGCCTTGCTGCAAGAGCCAGTCTTTGGTCTCTGGCCCTTTTGGGTTGAGGTACTGCTAGCTGGCCTCTTTTGCGCGGTTATGGGACATTTACTGAGGGCCGGCTGGTCAGCTAAATTTGGAGTGGTGATTATCAATTAGTCATTCGTCCTTAGTCATTTGACTTCGGCGAGCTCAGTCAAGCCGCGAAGGCTGTTGATAAGGGACTAATGGCAAAATCAGCTTAGCGGCTCTTTGGACAAAGAGCAACGCCGGAAACCATGAAAAATAGTGCATACTGTGAAATTGACCTGACCATCACCAAGGCGGCAGTCCAGCCTAATGGCTCGATTCGCTGGCAGGCGGTCGCCTCAGACACCGGCCTGGACAGGGTAGAGGAAAGAACCTCTTTACCTCTTTTTCAGGACTGGATCGAGCGGGTTGAAAAGGGCCTGACAACTCCGTTTCTGCCCGATGCCCCCCGCATGCCGTTTCTGGGCCTATCTCACTATCCGGCCCTGGGCGGCCTGGGCGAAGCTGGGCCGACTATCCGTATGTACATAGATGGCGACCGCTTCAAAGCGGATGGGAATTTCTATCAAGATGAATTTCATCCCCTTGGCCCCTCTCTTTTTGGGGCCATTGCCACCGAGCGGGCATTGCTCAAGCGAGGAGAAGCGGTTGATAATCCAATCCGAATTTCAGCCGCCTGGTGGGATTTGCAGCATGCCCACGGCGACTTTGTTTTTACGCGGCGGTCACTGGCCGACCGCTGCCCGCTTTGTGACCAGGGGGTGAAAGATAAAGTATACCTGAAAGGGCAACTCGACCATTTTGCCGCTACCCGGGTCCCGATGAACCCCCGGACTGATTTAACGCTGGAGGAAAAGTCTATGAAAAAGATTACCCGCAAAGAGGATGCTGCCTCGATTATTGACGATGATCTCCTGGTTGAAGCTCTTGATAAAAAAGCCCGGCTAGTCGGCAAGGCAGATACCGATCTTGGCGTGGACCCGGCGGCCCTGGTCATCCGGGCGACCTCTTTAGGCGACTATTTGCGCCAAAAGAGGGAAGCCCTGGAATTGTCGCTAGAGGACGCGGCCGCCGAGCTAGATTTAGAGGCTGATGACCTGAGCGCCATTGAAGCCGGCAAAACCGTATTTCCGGCCAAAGAGGTCTTGAGCGCTCTGGCAAAGCTCTACAAAGTTGAGGCAGACGAGCTCATAGGCATGTTGCCTAAACCCAAACGTAAGGCAGACCTGGGCGAGCTCGGTTCGACTGAGACCTCGGCGAGCTCGGTCGAGCCGCTCACCGAAGTCACCCCTGAGCAATTCAACCCAGCCCAATTTGACAAACTTACCAAAAAGGCGGCCATGATGAAAACAGTGGACGGGGAGGATTATCCTGCCTCTGACTTCCTGGTAGTCGAGGACCCGGAAGGGCCGTCAACCTGGCATCTGCAGGTCAGGCGGCAGGGCGAAATTGACCACCGGCTCATGGGAGCGGCCTGGGCAGCCTTACACGGCGGCTACCGTGGCAACAAATACGAGGGGCCGGAAAAGGGGAAAGCCCTGGCCACTCTCAAGAAACTGTATAAGGCGGAAGAGATGCCAATGCCAAATGAAAAGAGCCTGGCTTCGACCCTTCCACAAGGTCAGGGCTCAGCCGAAAAAATGGGCAACGGCCATTTCGACAGGCTCAATGGCGAAGGAATGGAAGCCTATCCCGAGATGCCCAAGCCCCTGGGCGGTGCGCTTTCGATTGATGAGGCTGAAACCTATCTCGATTCAAACGAGAAAATGAGGAGACTTTACAGTAACTGGGACATTTTCAACCAGGTGACAGGCAACATTATGGCTGATGAGGAAATGGCCCCGGCCGATCGGATTAAGGCCCTGGGAACGGCGATTGAGGACTTTGGCGACCGGGTGGCGGCATTAAAGGCATCTCTAGCCGATGCGTTCCTCTTGACCCAGAGCGCCGCCGATGAATGGGTAACAGCCGATGGATATAACGAGGTAATAACTGAGACCCCCGTTCAAGCGGGGCACAACGAAGGGAGTAATATCATGAGCATTGAGACAACTGTAGATGGAATCGTGGCGAACGGGGCCTTATCCAAAGAGCAAAAGGCGGCCGCGATTCAAGAGGCTTTCCAGGGGTACGCTGAGACGGTCAAGGGCAAGCTGGACACCGAACCGGCCGCCCCGCCTGACCCGGCGGCTACACTTAAAGGGGCGCTGGCTGAAGCGTTAAGCCCACTAACTGAGCAGCTTGGCCTGCTCATTGCCAAACTGGCTCAGCCTACCCAGGCGCAGCCTCAGATGACCCTGACTGCCTGGCCGCAACAAAAGTCCCTGGCCCCTGGCTATCAGCCGCAAATCGTTGATGATGGCCCTGCGAAAAAGATTATGAGCCCCCTGACAGCGGCCATCCGGCGTTCAGTGGGTATCGTAGAGTAGTCATTGGACAGAAACGTTTGGTGTTTTGTGTTAAGCCCTGGCCGTTAAGCCGCCCTCCGGCGTGGCCAGAGCGTACAAAGTCAAGCCGAACTGTAGACATTATCAATAGTCATTAGTCACTGGTCATTTGTCAGTAGCTTTGCGGCTCGACTGAGCTCGCCGAAGTCAAATGACTAACAACTAAAGGAGAAACATCATGTTTACGGTTCCTCAGATTTTCCCTGGTGAAAAGGTTTTAAATTTTGGCGGTGGCTCTGGTGTGCGCGGTGACGGCAGTCCAGTCGTTTCCCAGGGCGCTTTCATCAGCCGCACCACCGACCCCCTGGTCTTGCCGCAGCCCTACGCGCAGCCGGCCGATTTTACGGCTCAGTATCCGATCCCCCTGGATCCGACTGAGCTTATTGCCATGTGCGAGGAGGTCACGGCATGGGCGGCCATCCCTGAGATTGAAAGCCCGCTGAACGGCATCACCTGGCGCGAGCTCAACAGCCTTGCTTTCACCTCTGGCTCGAACTACATCGCCTTTGCCGATGGGGAGTGCCCGGAGGAGTTTACGGCTAACGGCGACAATACCACCATCAACCACAAGAATATCGGCGCAAAAAAGAGCCTCAGCCAGCGTGACATCAAACACTCCATGGCCGTAGCCGGCTATGGCATCAACGGCATCAATCGGCTCATTGGCGGCATCCCCTCTAGCGCGGGCCTGCCCGGCGGCTCGGATACAGCCACCTTTGTCCAGGAAGCGGTCGCGGACGCCAAGGAAAAAGAGGTCCGCAAAGCTATGACCCTGACCTTGAACGGATGGGATCGTCTGTTGGTCCTGGGTGATGCCACTACCCGGCCGCTCGAATTTGATGGTATAGAGAATTTGGTCACAGCCGCAGGCGGCTCGCATGTCAACTCGAGCGCCCCCTCCGGGACCTTCAGCGCGGCCACCTTTGACAGATTCCTGTCCGAAAGCTGCGCCAAGCCGACCCACATTTTTGGCCACCCGCAGGCCGTGCAAGAGATGCTGTCCGGCTACTTCCAGTTGGGGTTTGCCGGTTCCCAGGTCATTCAATTCGACAATGGCAACCGCCTTACCCCAGGGTTTAACTTTGCCGGGTTTGTCAATACCGGCGTAGGCCGCCTGGCCGTAATTTCAGACAACAACTTTACCCGGGCCAACCTCGGCGGCGGGACGTTCTTTAGCACCCTGTTTGGCCTGAGAATGACCCACAACGGCGAGCCCCTGGTCTACAAAAGCACTCAGATTCCTTTACAGATGGTAGACCTGGTGCCCGGCTGTACGGCGGTATCGTTTGAGGTCTGGGCGGCCACATCGCTGATTATCAAGCACCTGTGCGCGCATGGTCGATTCTCTGCAGTTTTCAGCGGAAACATCGTGACGACCTGTCCCGTGATCGGTTAGCCGCCTGACTTTCTAATACTCTGATTTTATGCCCGACAAATAGGGGATGGGGGTTACTCCCCGTCCCCTATTTTTTTGACCGCAATAAGCTGGCGGGAATTTAGGTAATAGATATGGAAAATATTGGAAAGTTGCTTGAATTAACCCAACAGATCATGGTCTTGCGTCATCTGCCAGGGGAGCACAACCAGAAAACGCATGGCTCTGGCGGCGTTGGCGGCATCTTTGAGGAACTGCCTAAAAATCTAACCCTATTAACCAAAAAGACGAAAAACAGCATCGTGGGCAAACTGGCGGCTTTGTCAGCCAACGATCTAAGATCAGCTCGTGACCAGAACGACAAAGAATGGGCTGAAGCCCACAAGAGCCATGATAGGGACAAAATCCAGGCGGCTTGGGTTAAGGATGGTCTCATAGAATTTGCTATAAAGAAACGGAAAAAAGACCTGGAGAAACAACTAAAGTCCTGATGTCCTAACAGCCTCCAACTCGAATAATAATACATCCTGATATATTATAATATGAGATAAATATTGTTTTCGGAGGCTGCAATGAGAATTATCGGAGTACACGTACCAAAAGCCGGCGGGCTTTCCTTGCGCGATCATCTGGAGCATATTTTTGGCGAGGATCGGATAATCTACGACTATAACCACGTAGACCGCCCAGGAGCCAAGGTAAAAGAGTTCTTTGACCTCTGGCCCTCTTTGGTCGAGGCCGAGCCTCACCCGAATCAGGGGTCGCTATTCGGCCCTTCGGGGCGGAGCAAAGAACAATTGATTGAAGCCTGGATAAAGCAGGGGGAATATAGCCAATGAGCCTTATAACCGAAAAAGCCGATTTGAAGGGGCAAGTAAACCGCTATTTGACCTTATTATCAAGTCTTGAGTTTACCCCAGTGAGTCTCATAGAGGACTTGCAATACTTTAAGGGGCTGGTCGAGTTTGCGGATCCGAGTGAACTAGAATCGCTCTATGGGGACTGGTCAGAAATCAGGCCCAGAGATCAGCGATCTATGGCCTATATTCTGGACAGGGATATAAGCAAACTGCCTATGCCCCAAAAAAGCACATTTCAGGCGATTCTAGCCTTACGAGGGGGAAGTAACCCTGACAACTCTGGGCGCGCTGTCCAGTCAAGAAAAATGGTCTTGCGTCATCTGGCCGGCAAACACAACCAGAAAACGCATGGGACAGGCGGCGGCAAAGGAGCGGTCAGGAGCGTATCTCCTGAGCGCAAAGAACAGGGCAAAGCGTCAAAACAATCACAAGACGCCAAAAGTAAGAAGTTTGGCTGGCGGTCTAAGGCCATGGCAAACCTTGAAACAGAAATAGCCGGGGCCTCAAGAGAAAGCGCAGCCGCCTACGATAAGAACGGAAAAGAACTTTTTAAGATAGGCGGTAAACAGTCTGAGGTAAACTTTTCGGATGACCAATTGAGACAAATGAAAGGGGCAATTGTCACTCATAATCATCCTTCAACTATAAATGGTAAAAAATACCCGGACGGGGGGTCATTTTCTCCTAGCGACATCCAGCTTATGCTAAATACCGGGGCGGCGGAAGTAAGGGCCGTCACTGAAAATTATATCTATCGGGTGCGCCCGAAACTGGTCGGCGGTCAGCCGGTCAGGAATGCCCTAAATTTTTTAGACCGGCGTAAGGCAAAGGTGCAATCCTCTTTATCAAAAGAGTATCAAAAGGGCAAGATGACTAAAGAGGCTTATGCTGTTGAATTTTGGCATCAACTCTGGCAAGGTGCGGCTGATGAGGGGCTATTAGAATATGAAAGGATAGATCGCTAATGCCATTTACAATAGACAAAGAGCGGGCTGACATGTTTGAAGTCGAGCCTTTGGTTGACGAAACAATAACCAAAGCCGGTGCGCGTCATACCCGTACCGAGTTTGCAACCATTCAGGAGATACATGATACCATGGCCGCCTGGGGCGCAGTCTGTGAAGTGCCCCGGCCTTATCCGCTCGACAAGCTCGCGGTCAAGGCCGGGGCCAAACATTCGCGGGCTGACCTGGCGGCGATTCAGACTATCCATGACTTGACCCTTGAGTTAGGCGCAAAATGCCCACTCCCCCGGCTGTACCCGGTTGCCGAAGCGCAAAAGGCCCTGACCTACAAGGCAAACAACCAGGGGGCAATGGTCGCTTTATTCTTGCCGCCGGAGAAAGCGGGGCAATACGCATTGCCGGCCGGGATAGTCAAAGATAGAACTCCTCCCAATGAGTTACATTTGACCCTGGTCTATTTGGGTCAGTCTAATGAGCTCTCTGATGCCCAGAAACTGGGGCTACATCAGGGGATTATGGCTCTATCTCAACGGTGGGGGCCTATAGCGGGGCATATTAACGGGGTAGGGCGGTTTTGCAATGGGTCTAAGCCCGGTCAAGTGGATGATGAAGGGGACCCATTTTTTATCATTCCAGACCTGCCGGCCCTGGTCGAGTTTCGGGACGATCTGCTAACTAAGATTGCCCTGACCGGGGTAAAGCCGTCGGCCGATCATGGTTACACTCCTCACATTACCCTGGCATATATCGAGCATGATGCCCCCAATCCCTTTAGCCAATTGGATAGAGCGGCGATAGAGTTTCCGCACCTGAGCCTGGTATTTGGCGAGGATCGCTATGATTACGCTTTCTTGGGCGGCCGGCCTTACGCGCAAAAAAGTCAGGCCGACGCGCCAAATTACCACCCGACCCATTGGGCCAGACGGTGTGAGAATTGTACTTTCTTTGGCGGCCAGGATGGGATAGATGACCGTTGCACCCGGTTTGATTTTGTAGCCGACCTGGATTATGTCTGTGATGACTGGTCGGCTCAGAATCCTGACGAGATTCCGGGTTTCGAGGGCAAGTCTTTGGCTGAAGTGGCAGCCCTGATCTTTAGTCAGTAGTCAATCTGGTAAAATCGGCCAGAATCTGCTAGTATTATCCATACAACCATATAGGGCCGGGCGGCTCTTTTGGCTCTAAATCTCACATTGGCCAAGATTAGACTTTGAATCGGGTAGCCCGGCCCATCAAAGTTTCGACAAGCTCAAATTTCGATAGGCTCAATTATTATGAGGTAATGTTGAGAGTAGAAAATTTGCCGCCCGGCGCTCAGGTCAACGGGCAAAACCAGGTGGCGCTACGATATTATCAACCGGCTCCGGTCGTAGTGGCCGCCGGGAGAAAAAGTTACTTTGCCGATGTCCGGGCGGCTATCTCCCTGACCTGGGTAGACCTGGAAAATGTAGCTGAAGTATTGGACAAGAAAAAAGACTGCGGCTGAAAGAAAAAGAGGCAGCTATTTAGCTATGCCTCTGAAGATGCGGTTCGCATCTGGACAAATGGCGGCGGGCGGTAAATAGACAGATGAAGAAAATCGCTCTAATAACCCCAGTCTGGAATAAGGCCGACCTGACACACCAGTACCTGTCAGGTCATTGGTACTTTTACCAGGCGCGGCCCTCGGTCGAGTTTGTTGTCATAGACAATGGCTCAAATGATGAGACGCAAGGGTTGCTCAGAACCTGGCAAAAAGTTATGAAAGAACGGCTAACCATTCTTTCCAACAAAAAGAACATGGGCTTTGCCAGGGCCTGCAACCAGGGAGCGGCTCAGACCGAGGCCGACATCCTGGTCTTTATCAATAATGATGTGATTGTCCAGGGGGATTATCTGAGACATATCGAGGCTGCCTTAACTGAGAACCTGCAAAGTCTGGTAGGAGCGGCCTATCTGGACTATGACACCGGCTGGAATCGATTCAGGACTGAGACTGGTCGGGAAATTATCATTCCCTACCTGGCCGGCTGGTGTTTGGGCCTACATCGGCTTGATTTTGAGCTTTTAAGAAACTTTGATGAACAATATAGCCCGGCTGACTATGAGGATTTAGATTTCTGTTATGAAGCCACACAGAAAAATTACCAGCTTGTCGGCCTTGATTTGCCCCTGGCCCACCTGGGCGCCCAGAGCGGGGGGCAGTTAGTGAACAGGCGCGAAATTACCCGCCAAAACCGGGAAAAGTTCAAAGTAAAGTGGAGACTGTATGAACCTTGAAGATTTGAAACTGTCTAAAAAAACCACCCTGGCTTTAGAAAAAGCTGGATGGCAGATTATGGAACTGGCGACCGCCTCAGTCGGTCAACTAGTCGCTATTGGCCTGACTGAGCGTGAGGCGGTCAAGGCCATTGGGGCGGCTGGCCGCCTGGTCAATGAAGCAAAAAAACTTGAGGCATACCGGGCCGATGTCCTATCTATCATTCCCCCTTCTCCGCCCAACGCTCCTTCTCGCCCCTCGCCACCTCCTCCAGTCTACGGCCCGGCCACCTCAGCCGCTTTTCCTGAAGATTGGTTGAGCGGCCAGACCGCCCCGCCGCCGATGTCTCTCAGGGTCCAGCGCATCTTTGACCAGGCGGTGAGGGATTATCAAGCCGTCAAGCGTTATTAGTCCTTTGTCATTTGTCCATTGCTAACAATCTAATGACTAATGCTAATGACTGGTGACGGTTCGACTGAGCTCACCGAAGTCAAAGGACTAAGGACAAATAGATGATCCGTTGCGTTTTGACGAGTATTTACTACCCTATGGCCATTTTGAGATACTTTGAAGCGGCCTTGCGCCGGCGGCCTGATGTAGAGCTCTTTACTGTTGGCCCTTTCACCGGCCCGGCTATCCCCTGGAATGGCGGCATGACACTGCCCCAAAAATACGCCATTGCCCCTGATTTGCCCTTGGGCAACATTGTCCAGGGGAACGTTCCTATTAACTACATTGAAACCCTTTTACCCTGGTCGCCTGACCTCTGGCTGCAAGTAGACGCCGGCTTTTTCCTGAGCGGGCGGCCAAAAAGCGGCTTAAATGCCTTTGTGGGCACGGATCCACACGTGTTGGACTACAGCCTCCAGCGGGCGCTGGCCGACAAGTTTTTCTGTATGCAGGCATATTATGCCCAGGGGAGGGACGAATATCTACCCTATGCTTATGACCCCCTCTGGCATGCCCCAGAAAAGCAGCCTCGGCGGTATGATGTAGTTTTGCTTGGCCTACATTACGAGAATCGGAATCGTTTAGTGAGCGAACTCAAACGTCAGGGGGTAAATGTGTTTTATGAACTGGGGCCTGTTTTTGACGAGGCGCGGGCCATTTATAACAGCGCTCCCCTGGGCCTCAATTGGTCGAGTTTGAATGACCTGACGGCCAGGGTCTTTGAGCTCCTGGGCATGGGCCGGCTGGCAGTGGTCAATCGCGTGCCCGACCTGGGGCAATTCTTTGAAGATGGCCGCGATCTGGCCGCCTTCGATTCGTTAGGTGAGGCAGTAGAAAAGGTTTTGCACTATCTGGCCCATCCAGAACAGGCGGCAGCCATTGCCCACCAGGGAAAGAAAACGGTCGCCCCACACACCTGGGACGACCGGGTTGAGCAAATATTCAAAACTTGCAAACTGGTTTAAGGTAAGCTATAATCTTCCTGAGAGTTTCTTGTCGGTTTTCTCCTCCTTTTCCGAATAACCCCCTGAGGACTAACCTCCCCCCGGGGGGTTATTCATTTTCAGGGCATCAAACATCTTCTGAACCTGCCGCCAGTCATAATGCTCGAAGCCGGCCGCCTTGAGCGATTCGGCGGCCGCCTGACCCATTAGACCCAGTTCCGCCTTGACTTCATCAAAGAACTCTTTTTTCGTGGGCACCCAGGCCCGATCATAGACCGCCGCCTCGATTCGTTCTGGCATATCCAGCCATTTGCCCGAATCATCCCAGAGGATTATATCTTTGACCCCGTTTCTGGCCCAAACAACCTTTATCCCCAGGCAGCGGCCGCCATTTGAGCTTGCCGAAGATGAACCTGCCGAAAATGTGACTGTGTGTAATTCCAGGTTCATAGAGGTAATTAGCTTGGCCCGTTCTGCCTTGCTGACTGTAGGGCGGGTTTCTTCTTTCCCCTTGGAATCAATGCCGTCCTCTAAATGATACACCCAGAGGGTGTCACATCCCCAACGGGTCACGGCATGCTGAAGCTGCGCCCGGGCGGTTGACTTTTCGATAAAGGCGCTGGCCCGGTTTACATTGCGGCCGGCGCTGTTATCTCTGACCGCTTTAACCGTCTTGGGGGTCAGGATGGCAGTCAGAGAATCGACAATTATAGTTTTAACGCCTGAGCCAGGCATGTTCTGGCTCAAAAGCCCCTCTATGATGTCAGTATCATTATTATCGGCCGGCGTCTCTGATAATTGGAATATGTCCCCGTCTACCAGGGCGGCTATTTCAGCGAAACGATGGTCGGCGTCTATGGGCAGAATCGGTGCGCGCATACGGGCGGCGAAAGTAGACTTGCCGCTGTTGGGGTATCCGACCAGAACCCAATGACGCGGGGGATAGAGGCGCGCGCTCATTTTCTGGAAGGGCATGTTTCATCTCCTTTGCTATATAAGCTCATGGCCTCATGTGCGCCTTGCCGGTCGCCTTCGGCCAGACATAATTCAACCTCTAAGGCCGTTACCGCATCCTGAAACCAGCGCCGGCGTACCTGGTTTCGTTTCAGGCCAGCTTCAATCAACTCGGTCAGGGTTTCAATGGTATCAAACATATCAGGCTTCCTCCTGAGCCAAAAAAGATAACCACAGGGCAGCCAGGTCTGGGGAAAGATTTATGGCTGCGGCTATGAATTTATCCAGGTCATAGGACCTGGTTTCTAACTCAGCCATAACTGCTTCCCGGCGCGCAATGCCGTCGCGCATTTTGCGGGCAAAATGTACTAAATTTTGCTTGGCGGGAGTAGGGGCGAGGCCGCCAATGGCCTCAAAGGCAGTAATTATTTCGACCAGGCGGTCAAAACACTCGGCAAACTCAACCGCATCCTTATTTAGCGCCCGCTCTTCCTTTAGGCAATCTGTCAAGACTGCCTGATGGCGGGAAAGGCCAATTTGAGCATCCCGGCGCATGGCCTTGCCGACCTGGGCGGCCTCGGCCTGAATAAAGGCGTCGTAATCCCTTGACCTGCGCCGGATGTCGTCCCTTTTGAGCCTGGCTTCCACCTGAATCTGGTAGCCAGTTACAGTCTCTGGACTAAGAATACTGCCGGTATAAATCCAGCTATCATAGCGAACCTCGCCGGCGGCTACCTTCTCTATCTCCCAGGGCAAGCGGGGCGCTTCAGAGGCAAAGCCGACAAAGCCTCTGGCAATCTGATTCAGGTCAGTTATGCCGATATAACTACAGATGTAGTTATGCCATCGGCTGGCCAGTTCGCCGCCGGTGATGGTATAGCCGGCCGCCTTGAAAACAGCTTCCAGGGTGAAGACCAGCCGGTCGTACCTGGCCGTCTTTTCGCCCAATTGCGCGTAAACTTCGTTAAAAATTTCTTGGTAATTCACGGTAGTTCCTTTCAAAGACAAATGACCAAAGGTTGATGACTATTCAATAACAATGTACAAAATAGGTCCCCAGGCTGTTTTTAATTTTTCCATTTCAGCCTGACTTAGAATCATCAACCAACGCCGGTTTACCATTATGGGCCTTTTGGCAAGAAATTCGCTGACCAGCATACAGTCAGGCTCGAATAAGACAAATTTTTCGTCGGTTTGGACAGCAATGATAAAGTCTTTATGAGTCACCTCTGCCTGTTTGAATTTGGTATACAGATCCACTTCTGACATGGGTATCACCTCCTTTCTTTTTATTCTTCTGGTCTGAAGTCAATAAAGATATAAGCCCGGCGACCAGTTTCAGAGGCACGTAGTTGTAAAACATGTCCAGCCATAACCGGAGAAAATAATATCTCTACAATAACGTTTTCCTCTGAGGCAAACCCCTTGAGGGCATCCATTAAATACCTTGGGTTAATTGCAAAACAATCTATTAGTCTGGCCTTAGCCATTAGCTCAAGGAATTTTCCGATCTGGATTCCCCGCTCAACCTCTGGGACATCCAGGTCGCTGGCAACATGTAAACGATGGCCGTCCGTTCCCAGAAGATAACCCCCATCCTCTGGCGATTCGATAAGTTGGTTAAATGGAGATTCCGGGTCTGGCAGAGCAGCTAACTTGCACCAATCTTTATCACTAATCATTTTCTTCATCCTCTCTGATTTTTAGTCTGAGGCCGGCGGCCTCTATGATGACTTCGTCCCCTTCAGTCAGGGTCGCCCACTGAGCAACAGTCAGGCTGAGGACAATTGGGCGGCCCGATTCCGGCTCGCCCAGGTCAGGGATGTCGATTCCTGACAGATCAACTTCTCCGGCTTGCCAGTCCCGGAGCGTCTCTTTTGCCGCCTCGGTCGTTAAGTCCCCGGCGGCATAAAAGGCCGCCTGCTCACCCTCTGGGAGTTTGACCACCATCCGGGCGGCGGTCAGGACCATTTCGCCAGACTCCAGGGCATCCCGGAGTGGGGAAATTAGGGCCATGAGGCTTAACCGCTGGCTGACATTGCCCTGGGTAATGCCAAGCCGCCGGGCGATTACTTTTTGAGTGTAACCCAGGTCAATGAGGTCTGAGATTAGCCGCGCTTCGACTATGGGGGAGGGTGAGCCACTCATATTCAAAGCCAGGGCCGACCAGGCGGCCGCCTCCTGGTCAGCATCCTCAATAATCGCCTCGACCTCAGTTACCCCGGCGGCGGTCAGGTTCGCTACCCGGCGGCGACCGTTGATAATCTCGTAGTGCCCATCAGGTAACTGTCTAACTCGGATCGGGTCAATCTGGCCCAGTTCAGTCAGGCTGACCTGCCGGGCTTTGCTGATTGGGGCGGGGACGCTGTTGATAGCTGAAATCGCAATCCGGGTTAGTTGACGTGGAGTAGTCATTAGTTTCAAGTCGGTTATGGTCATCATCTTTAATAATCCAGGGTGACAGTATCGAAACCGGCCGCTTGGGCTTTTTCTTGGGCCGCCTTGTGGGGCTTTTTGGCAAATTCAATATGAGTTAAAGACAGGGCCAAGAAAAGGCCAGGGCTCCAGATGGTAGGACGATAGACCTGCGGATCGACCGGAAACTTGGCTGTATATGTGAAACTGGGCATGCGTACCTGATACCAGGCCGCCTCACCGGTTGGGGATGGCTCGATGTCCTTATGAGACAAAAAAGCCAGATCGCGCAGGCCATGGGTACATAGGCTATAATTCAGGTGCCTCTCCGGGGCCTGGCCGTTGTGCTCGTCAGAGTAGGCCATCCAGTCCTGGAGATGCTTGCAACCATAGAGGGGGCCATCTCCCCGATTCAGCTCATATTCAAACTGAGGGATGACTTTGGCATGACAGAAGATCATGCGCGACTGGCCCGGCGTCAGTTTCTCGAAGGGGATGTTAGGGGGAGCCTTACGGCTGGCCCCAAAACGAGCCGCCTCTTCCACAAAGTCCCAGGCGGCCGGGTAGCCGATGGCCGCCTTGTCGGGTTTAGAGCCGACAAAGATAACCACGTCGTTGACAGAGGCCGGGTCCTTAGGATAACGTGGTAGAATTTTAATGCCCCGCTGGAATTTGCCCGGCCAGGGGATGGCCGGGTCTTTGACAAATGCCTCAATAGGCTTGCCCCATCTGGACAGGTTGCAGCACAGATAGGGGCTTTCCGGGTCGCGCTCACTGCCGCAGCCGCGACCGTTTGGGGGTTGATGGGTAGTCAAAATTATAGAGTCCATTTTATTCCTTTCCACAGACAGATTTATATACCAGGGACCATCATCTCCCTAGCGCAAAACTGGAACGGCCCGACTGGATACGGCCGGGCCGCATTGTCGCAGGCATCCAAAGCGTTTTGGGCGTGGATACCGATAACCTTGACGATAGACCCAAGATGCTTAATTTCAACGCGGTAAAGTTTCATAAGTTTCTCCATTATATTTTTCTATTATATTCTTAGTAATGCGATAAAGATTGTGTTTAAAAGTAAAGACTTTCGCATTGCCAACCTGATAGCTTCTCTTACAATTTTCACAAATTTTGATCACTGGAAAGCCTCGGTAATGATTTCCCAGGAGAGTAAATCCTTCACTTGGCTTTCCTGGGCCAAAGGGTTGCCAGGCCCATAATGCTATTTTCTCATGGCAAATTCTACAGTTAACCATATCTATTGATCTTTTCCGGTCATTTCAGAAACTTTCATGTTATCTCCTGTCAAAAATCACTTCACCGTCAAGAATATTGTACCATAGATAGTAATACAAGTCAAGGTGAATTTTGACGAATATTACCGCGTAATGTTAAATTTTTGTATAGCTCAATTTCGTATGCTATTATTACAGTATGAGTATAAATGTTTGCGTCATTACCCCGACTATCGGGCGGCCTACCCTGCGCCAGACCCTGACTAGCGCGCTTTTAACGAGTTCTGACCAGTGGCTGGTCGTAGGAGATGGGCCACAACCCCAGGCGGCCGCCCTGGTCAAAGAATTACGCGACCAGGGCCTTGACTATCTTGAGTATCTTGAGCTTGACCCGCCCGGCGGCCGCTATGGTCATCCGGCGCGCGACCTGGCAATGACCAGGGCTAAGGCGGACTATTTGCTTTTTCTTGACGATGACGATATCTTTGCGCCTCATACCTGGCCGACGATTGTCTATGAGCTTGGCCTATACTGGGCCCAGCCGGTTATCTTCAGAATGGTCAACGGCAATGGAGAAGTTCTCTGGAAGGACCCTGTCTTGACCGTGGGCAACGTGGGCGGCTCTATGGTTGCCCTTCCTAACCGTCCTCATCTCCCCTTCTGGGCAAGCACCTCAGACCGCCATGGATGCGATCTTGAATTTATACAAGCCGCCCTGGGGCGCTATCACCCGTCCGAGATACGCTGGTCGGCCCAGATTCTGGTCATTTGCCGACCGGGAGTCCTGCATGAATGACGATCTGCCCCGATTTAACATTGTTCACCACCTGGGCGAACCCAACACAGCCGAATTTGAGGGCGTTAAAATCAGCCGCCAGAAAGCCCTTTTTATAAGGGAATGGGGACGATTCGTGCCTTGTGCGCCGTATGATAATCACTTTGTATTTGAAACCCCCGCAAAAGCCAAAAAAATAGGTATGAGCGAATACATGTGTACCTGCGGGTCAGCGGCGGTCGTGGCCAGGCCGGAAAAAGAGACAACCCGCATGTTTGTTTGTCTTTTTCACGCCACCTACGGCGCACACCAGACTTCGGTCATCAATAAGGCTGATTTTGGACAAGACCTGCCCCAGATTATCATGCCAAAGGCTAAAAAATGGCTGACCTGAAGATTGACGTATATTGCAATGATGGCTCACCTATCGGAATAGATTGGCGGCATATCTATGAGGGACTGGGGATAGGCGGAGCGGAACTCGCCTTGTTCACCTGGGCTGAATTTATGGCCCGGCGCGGTCATCAGGTCAGGATTTACAACGACCCAGCAGAACCCGGGACCTATCAGGGCATAGAATTTTTATCCCAGAATAAATTTGACCCCTCGGAAAACAGGGATGTTTTCATAGCCTGGCGCTCGCCCAATCGGTTTATACAGAAAGCACGCGGCTACCGGATTCATTGGTCAACCGACCAGTATACCAGCGGGAATTTTGCCACTGATATTGTGCCTTATGTTGACAAGATTGTCTGTATTTCCCCGTTTCATCGAAAATACTATCTGGAGCGATACGGGCCGCCGGAGACAAAGATCGTCTACCTCGATCTAGGAGTGCGTCTTGAAGATTACACGATGCAGCCAAAGAAAGTGGCTTGTCGGTGTATTTTTTGCAGCGTGCCCGACCGGGGACTGCAGCTTGTCCCTAATATCTGGTCGGTCATCAAAGAGGCAGTACCCGACGCTTCCCTGGTTATCACTTCAGATTATCGCCTTTGGGGGTCGCAAAATCCGCTCAATTATCAGCATCGGTTAAATATGGTCGGGCAAGAGGGGACTGTTTACTTGGGGGCGATTCCTCGGCCTAGACTCATTGCCTTACAATCCGAGGCTCAGGTACACTTGTATCCATGTACCTACGACGAATTATTCTGCATCAGTGCCGCCGAGTGTCAGGTCGCCGGGGCCTATCCGGTTACAAGCGCCATGGGTGCGCTAGAAACAACCAATGAGTTTGGCATAACTTTCACTGGCCACCCGGAATCTCCGGCCTGGCAAAAGGAATATACGGCGACAGTCATTGAGTTACTGTTAAACCAAGAAAGCCTGACCGCCAGGGCTGAAGCCTGTATGGAACGCGCCCGGGTGCGCTTCAGTTGGGATAAAATTTGCGATAAATGGGAAAAGATGCTGAATGGTTCGGCAGGCTCACCACAAGGTGGGGCGGCCGCCGATTCGCCCGCCCGGAAGCGGGTTACTAAAAAGGTTAAGGTTGTATGATCATCTACATCAGCGACTTTGACCTGGGCGGCTCAGGCTATAGTAATATCGGCCAGCAACTTTGCCAGGAACTGGTTTTCCGCCATGACCTGGGAGTCATCGCCCTGGGCCTGGGATACAATGGCCAGGAGCATAGTTACCCATTTTCTATTGTCCCTGTCCCTCACCTCTCCCATGTGCCCCATATGGTAAAGCGCCTGGTAGACTACGGCGCGCCGATCGAGGCTATTGTCGTAGCCCTAGACATCATACAGCAAGAGGCTATGATTAAGGCCCTCAACATTCCTAGTAAAATCCCCTACCTGGCCCTATTCCCTCTCGAATCGGGCCCGCTCTGCCAGCCCTGGGCTATCAATCTGATGCGCGCTAACGGATGCCTAGTTATGTCTGAGTTTGCTGTCAAAGACGTTGCCCTGGCCGGCCTTGAGGCTGATTTTATCCCTCTGGGCGTAGGGGACATCTGGCGGCCGCCCACGGTTGAAGAAAAAGTCACGATACGTCAGGGCCTGGGTATGTCGCCGAATACTTTTAATATCCTGACCGTGGCCGATAACCAGGAACGAAAGAATCTCGATGCGGCCGCCAAGATGGTGGCCGGATTATCAATAAAACCGCTCAGTTATGCGCCTAACGGATTTGTACTCAAGAAAGAAGTCGTCCGGGATGTGTCCTGGACGCTTGTTACCCGCCTCGATTCCCCGGTCGGCTGGAAGTTAGACGACCTCTTTATGAGGTACGGGATCATGGATAGAGTAGCCATTTACAACCGGGGCATGCCGGTTGACAAGCTCTGGTTACTCTATGCGGCGGCTGACTGCTTTCTGTTGACCTCAAAGGCGGAAGGACTGGCCCTGCCACTGCTTGAGGCCATGGCCTGCCGCGTGACTACGGTCGGCACAAACCATGCTGCTATTGCTGAGCATCTGGACGACCGCCTGGGGTATCTCATAGAACCTGAATATGGGCATATAGACCCATTCGGCAACGGCTGGCGGGTTTGGGCCTCGGCAGAGGACGGCATCCGAAAGCTAACCTGGCTATATGAGCAGGGGCCAGATGAAACTATGCTCGACCGGGCGCAGGCATACATCCGGGCGCGCACCTGGGAAAAAGCGGGGCAGGTGCTGGTCGAGGCAATCAGGAAGGTGAAAAATGGGAATACTTGAATCTGCAAAAATTGATGAGACTTTAGAGGCGTTTATTGATGGTATGCTACCTGGTGATGAAATGGATATGCTGGTCGCTCAGGCATTAGGGCAGGCTGATTTTACATACCTGTCATATAGTTCAAACCTTCAAGCCGCCTGGAAAATCATTGAGTGGTGGCTTTCCCATCCTTTATCCGGCGGCGACCTATTTATTGAATGGTGGACTGATGGCGAATGGTTTATATGTGACAAAAATCTTATCACGCGGAAGGAGGGTATATCTACTTTTCTGATAGCCCGATCTAACACAGTGGACATGGAAACTGATGAACTGCCATCATTGCCCCTGGCCCTATGCCGGCTTTTTCTGAAAAAAGCCTACCAGATAGGTCTATTGTCAACTGAAGAAATGAAGGCAAAGGCGCGATGAAATACTATAAAAAATATAAAATCGAGGTCACAGAACAGGAACTGGTAAAAACTATCTGTGACCGTTGCGGGAGCGCAATACCAGAACTGAGAACGTATGATCTCAGAGAATTTTCTTTGAGTTTTGCCGTTGGGGACACTTTTCCTGACAATGGCGAAAAAGACGGCTGGGAAGTCGAAGACTTGTGCGATGTCTGCATAGGCTGGCTCAAGAATCTGCTCGAAGAAAATGCCGTCCGTATAACCAAAGTCCATGCATCCTGGTGAGGAAAAGATGAACCAAAAAGAGCAACATCTATTATCTAACATTGCGAGTTTCTATTATATCATTTCTCTGAGTGCTTTAATCGCAAGCCTGATTTTTTTTGTTTGGATCGACTGGCGGCTTGGGCTTGCTATTCTTTTATTATGGCTTCATCATACCACCCTTAAAAGAGCGATGTTATTGGATCCGTAAAATGGCCAAGCGTAAACGTCTGCCAGCGCTACCTGAAGAAGTATCAGAGCTGGATATAGTCATCCCGGTCTATGGCCGGCCTGATCTGCTTAAAGAGTGCCTGGCTGCTATCCCCCTGGCCGGCTTCGATGTCAACTATAAGCTATTTCTGGTCGATGATAAGAGCCCAGAGCCTGGACCGCTAGAAATCCTCTATAATAGCCTAAATAGTCAGGCCAGGATTATCAGGAATCCGCAAAATATGGGCTTTCCGGCGGCCGCCAACAGGGGCGCGGCGCAGGGGCATGCGCCGGCGATTCTATTCCTAAATTCGGACGTGGTTTTGAAGCCCAATGCACTTCGCATTATGCTCAACAGCCTCTGGTCGAGCCAGATCGAACGCGGGATTTTTGACCCGCCAGACATAAAAGGAGTCGGCATTGTAGCCCCTAAGTTGCTTTTCCCGGAGGGTGGCCATGACCAAAATAGGCCCGGCGGCAAAGTCCAACATGTGGGCATTGCCTTTAATGGGGCCGGTAAACCTTTTCATGCTCTTATTGGCTGGTCAAGCGACAATCCAAAGGTCAACATAAAGCGGTCGCTTCAGGCGGTCAGCGGGGCCTGCTTGCTGATAAGGCGCGCCCTCTTTGACCAAATATGGCGCGGCTATCAGGCCGTGGGCGACCCTTCGGCCGGCGGCTTTAACGAGGTCTATGGTCTGGGGACTTATGAGGATATAGAATTATCATTCGCTGTGCGCTCACTGGGGTATCAAGTCCTTGTCGAACCCAGGGCCGTAGGGTATCATTACGTAGGGGGCTCGGCGGCAGCCCAACCGGGGGGTTATCCCCTGGGGCGCAATGAAAATATCTTCAGGGCGCGGTGTGGGCAGCTCATCCTCTGGGACGAGTGGGCGGTGTGGTAAATTAGCCATCTGCATGGCGACTCTAAAGAATAATGGTTTAATCGGCGCGTGACAGATGCCTGTAAGACCACTTTTACAACATAGTAGAGAGGTTATGATTACGGACATATTGGACGTAAACATTACAGGCGGCGCTTTTGCTCAAAAAGGCAATAAAAATTTCAAAGCTGTTTTGCTTGGTATTACACCAGTTGAAATATTATCAGCAAACATTGGACGCAAGACAGCTTTCATCCAAAATATAGGCAAACAGATTGCTTATTTGGCTGAAAATTCAGCCTTGAGCATAGCTGCCAGTTTCTTATTGAAGCCAGATGAAATCCTGGAAGATAATTTTTCTGTTTCGGCCTGGTGGGGAATTACAGCCAAGGGAGTTACAGAATTACGAATAATCGAAGTAACCTAGTGGAAGTGGTAAAGGTGACAAATGGCGAATCAGATGAGCAATCAACAGCAAACGGCACTCGACGACTATCTGGCCTTTTGGGATGAGAAAAGCTTTATGGAAATCGAGCGCGCTGACCCTGAAGCGGCGGCGCGGATTCGGCAACTGGTAAACCTTGGTTTTACGCCTCAACAAATTTCAAGGGAACTGGTTAAACATTCGCCTCAACGCTGGATCGAATCACAGCAGGTCTTGCAGGCGGCGCGCTATCTGGCCCGTGAAAAGGCCAGGGGCTGATATGACTTACCGAATCGGGATCGGAGAAACTCTGGACACGATTCAATGGGGCGAATGGGTGACAGAGCTGGGGGAGAATCAGAGCATGACCCTGGTCTTTGATTCTGTGCCCGGTTTTATTCCCCCCACCGATCCGGATCCCCTGGTCAATTTCGGCAGGCTCAATTGTGTCATTGTCTCGGTTAACGCCTGGGCCTTGTTTGGCCGCCACCTCTATGTGACAATCAAGGGGCAAGGCAAGACTTTTGAGTATCGGGCCAAAAATATCATAGACGCTAAAAATTTCATCGAGCGGGTTTTGACCGCTGAATTTTCGGGCTGCGAAGTTTTGACTGAAGGGGATACTATTGTCCCCTTTGCTTACCACCATGAGGGAGACTGACCATGACGCAGCCCTTTTTCCCCTATCTGACCACTGGGACGGCTATCCTAACCGATGATATTTTCACAGTCTATGGCGGCCAGACCGGGACCAGCACCCCAGCGCAACGGGCGGCGGCCTATCAGATAGCGGAGCAATTCGCTATTCAAGAGGTCGGGACTTTCCTGGTCGAAACCCGCGTGACCGGGACCTTCGCCTGGCCGGAAGCCAGCCAGCGCATTTTGTTACCACATACCCATGTCCGGTCAGTTGCCAGCCTGACAGCGATTCACGATTCGGGCTGTAACTGTGAGGCCGATTCGATAGAATTGGCCGCCTGTGCCTGGATCGTGGATTATCAAGCGGGGATTGTAGACCTGGAGCAATGCGCGGATGGGGCGGCCAGCGGGGGGGCCTGTTGCTCCTGTTCATTCAGGACGGCCGGCGGACCAAAAACCTACCGCATTGTCTACAATGCCGGCCTGGCCGCTGGCCTAGTGGCGGCTAATGCGCCCGCCCTCATGGGCCTGGTAACGGCGGCTGACCTGGCCCTGGAGCAGATCATAGACCCGGCAGGGGCGGAAGGGGGGCCGGGCGACCCAAGCCTGACTAGCTTCAGCGATACTGGCTACTCGGCCAGCCGCCAATTTTTGCGGATGACCGCCTTTGGCGGATCACCCCGGGCAAATTTTGCTGCCCGGATGTTAAGCCATTTGAAATATAAGCGGGGGATGACCTTATGATCGTTCCGCAAACTGAAACCAGGGGCGGTTTCCTGGGCTATGACCAGGACGGAGAAGGGATTCGGACAATTCTCAGGCGGATCGGCCTGAGCCAGCATAGCGCCGATGACCTGCGGCTGCTCAGAGAAGAAGTTGATCAGCTTTTAGTCGCCCGGCGGCAGTTGAATCGAATAAAGCAGGTTCTACAGGGGATGGTACTGTACGATTAGTTGAAATCGGCCGCCTGGTTTGGCCAGAGTATTACCACCGGATTAGCTATCAGATGCTCTAGCAGGCAAAGGCAGACCGCCTCCGGGTCTATACCTTCCAGATGGATTTTCAAGGTTGGAAAATCCTCATGGGAAACACAGTGACCTGTTGCCGGGATATTGCGCCAGGTCTGGGCACAAACCGGACAGGTCAGATTTAGACCCCGAATTGTTATAGGCAGGCCGATGATCGGAAAAATCAGGTTAGTCATAGAGGAAATTATAGTCTTATGAAGTTCACCCGCAAGAAACCAAAACCGAAAATTGCTACTTGTGAACAGCGCCTGGCGCTGCTGGCTCAGGAACTTGGGGTCGCTGGGGCTGTGGTACTGGTCAATGACTACGGATTTACCAGAGAGCAGGCCAATGAGTGGCTCGGTAAGATGGTCGAGCAGGCCCGGACGAATCGGCTCATGCTGGCGGCTAACACCGTCCTGGCTACCCATGACCTCAAGAAACAAGGGAAAATATGATTGCCGGACTGCATCTCAAGGTAGACATTATTGGCATCGTCAACCTAGTTGATGACACAATAGGCGGCGCGCGCACCACGGGGACGGTACGTCATGCGGACATTCAAGGCGTCTTGACCCCCCGGCGGCCAAGTCAGGCCGCTTTAGAGGCGGGGCTAGAAACGGATGCCATCTACGATTTTACAACGCGGGCGCAAAACGTTACCCTGAATGAGCGGGATGAAATAGAGGTGACATGGCCGCCGACCAGCGCCCTCTACGGATTGCGATTCCGGGTGACGGGGGTCCAGCCGGGCCGGGGGCGGGCCAGGTATGCGCCTATGCATGCCACAACTAGCCGGATCCGGGCCAGCCGGAGTAGCCAATGAGGAAACAAAAAGGACTCTCAGAGAGAGTCCTTTTTACCTCTTGTCTAAAGATCAATTTTTCCCGAAATAGACCTCTTTACTAAACTGGTTGAAGTTGCCCCATTCTAAAACGTCATACGGCCCCAGAGTGCTCGTATTGATCTGGTAGCACCCCCAATCGTTGATCTGAGCATAACTCGGAAACTCTTCTTTGCCTGTCCACTCTTGAATAATCTGGTGGCCTTGCTCCTCAGAAATTGGAAACACGGCCCAAGAATCTAGCGGCTGCGAGGTAGTCTGGCGACTGTTGTATTCGTCATAAGAAAAGATGATCGCCAGTTCCTCATTGTCACTAATTATACATTTTACCAATTCTACTTTGTTGATAACCATGGTTTTGTCTCCCTGTTGAAAAGTTTTGAATCAGTGGAGGCGGGGGGAGTTGAACCCCCATACTGGCGGCGGCGCTTTGGCTTTTGCCGCCAGGCGAACCTTCCGCCCCCTTTTAAGCCTGGATTCCTGGGGGATTAACTTTCTGTTAGAAACCTGATGGCTCTAGCACTTCTTCATCATCGAGCGACATCACTACCAGCGAGAATCCTGATCGCGAAATTCCGTCTGCCGCATCTTGAGCCTCGAGGATGGTAAGGAACCATTCCCCTGTCCAAGCCTCTTTTTCTACATTGAATATTCCATACTTTGCGCCCTCTGGCGCATCAGGTACCTGCACCTTCCAATCCCGCCAATCGGCGGCTATTTCTGCCATCAGATTAGGTGTGACTATCATCATTTAATCCCCCTCCCTGCTTTTGGCCCAGGCCCTGGGGTCTGAAATCCCCTGAAACCTGACTTTGTGATAAGCCATCAGAGCGGCCTTTTCTTCTGCTGACAAATCGGCCACCTTGAGGCTCAGTAACTGATTAGCCGCCAGGCGGTCAAGTTTGGCCGCCACGCGATAATCGCCTTCGATGGCGGCGGCAAATTCGACATATCTTTCATAATCAACGCCAAGGTATTCGAGGTTGGATTCGTCCTCCGGGCCTTCTGGCTCCGGGAAAAGCCGAAGGGCTTCTTCTAGTTCTAGTTTTCTAAGTTTCAATTCGGTTGCTTTCGAGATTTTATTTAACATTAGAGGTTTCCTTTCAATCACTCATGCGGTCGTAGCAATCAGGGCAAGACGATCCCTGGCTGGTAGACATGACCAGGTTTTGAGAGATAGTGTGTCCGCAGGCGCAACGCACCGTTTTGGCGGGTTTTTGGCGCGCTTTCTGGGCGTCAATTTTCCGCTGGTGGGCCTCGCCGTATTCGGCGTCAAATTTGGCGCGAGTGGTGGTGTCCCACCCGTTGCGGTCACTCTCGTAGGAGGCGTAACCGCGATAGTAACCGAGATTGTAGGTATTTTCGGTTCGTTCCTCTGAGTAATCCAGGCCGCGTGCTTTATCCACGCGCCCTTGCCAGATGCCCAGTTGATATTCGCGGGTTTGTGTCATCTGACCCAGGATGTAATCCCGCTTGAGGATTCCCCAGGGCTTGTGTTCTTTTTTGCCGCGAGCCTGGAAGTGCTCATCGGAGGGCATTTCGGGCGAGCCAAATTTTTGCCACTTTGCTTCTTGTTTTTTGTTTGCCTGGTACATTTTCCGCGCCATTAGTTTTCACCTTTATATCTCAAATTTACTATCAAGAACATTATACTACGAATAGTAATATCTGTCAAGGGTTTTAAGGAAACTCATAGGCGAGTTTTCCGCCAAGTTTGCTTGGTTTCTCAGAGATTGGGTGGTGGCTTGAAAAAATAACCGGGTAATGCTATAATCAAACGCGAAGGGCTGCAACCGCAGCCCTTTTTTTATTGATGTCGAGCCTGCCGACTTCGGCGAGCTCAGACTTCGGTGAGCTCAGTCGAACCGTCGAGCCGAAACATGGTCGAATCTAGCGGTAAAGTTTCATCTGGACAAGTCCGAAACCTGGCCTTAGCCGGCTTAGATCGCGGCCTCATTCTTTCCGGTCACCTGGTCGCGCAACGGGCCACCCAGCGTGCGCCCATTGACACCGGGAGGTTGAAGCGGTCTATTACCTCTGGCCGGCCCTATTCGGTCAGGCAATTGCGGGTAGTGGACGTGGGGACTAATGTTGAGTACGCCCGGATTCAGGAGTTTGGCGGCAAGACCGAGCCTCACGAAATTACCCCAAGATTCAAGAAGGCTTTGGCTTTTACCGTGGGCGGCATAAATGTCGTTGTCAAACGCATCCCCATGCACCCTGGTTCAAATATCCCGGCCCATCCCTACCTGCGCCCGGCTTTAGCAGCCTCAAAAAGAGAAATCAGAACGCTCATTGTCCGCTCAATTGTAGGGAGCATCAACTCATGATAAGCCCTGACCTGGTACAGGCGGCCATCGTTGCCAAACTTCAGGCCGACGCGACCCTGCTGGCCTGGCTGACGGCCCTCTCCGCCGCCTCAGAGATACGCGAAAATCAGTGGCAGGGGGTATCGTTTGTCTACCCGGCCGTCCGGGTTGACCTGCTACCTCAGACCGAGCCGGGCAACCCGCCCTGTTACTCTCAGCAGCTTTTTAATGTCTTTGCCTTTGCCGAGGGGGATTCTAGCCAAAATAGCGCGGTTTTAGCCGGGCTGATTGATGCAGCTTTAATCAGAAAGCAGATGATCGGGACGGGATTCGCCACCGGACATATCATCAGCCTGGGATCTATACCTCCGCTCAGGACAGCGGAACGCATCTGGCAAGCGACCGGGCAGTATCAGATGAATGTCTACGGAGGGACATTTTGAAAATCATTGTTCTGGTCCGCACTAGGCTCAATATTATAGGCTCAATATTATGGCTAAGGTAAAAATCAAGGTCAAGCCAGCCGAATCCTTTTCAGTCCAGGTGACCACCGATGGTTCGGCAGGCTCATCATGGCCCCGGCTGCGCTGTATCGCCGATTCCCGGCTCATTGTCTCAGGCGAGCGTACCCCAAGCGGCCGGCGGTACGAATTTACAACAGGTCAGGAGCAGTCGGTCAACCCGGCTGATTATCATTTTCTTTTGGAGCTACAGGCTTATTCGAGTGATTGCTGCGGATCAAACGGTAAGCCTCAAAATTATTTTGAGGAGATTTGATCATGGCTTTAATCACTGGTACGCCTGTCGGTAATTTGATCGCAACTCAAAACATTTTTGTCGATACGCCGCCGACATTCTATTTTCAGGAAAACAAGACCGCGGCCGGGGCTACGGTCGGTCTGCTAAACAACCCTGATGCGGATGGATTCTATTGGGGTCTCTCAGGCACCACGGAGAATCCTGTCTACGCCGGCGGCTGCTACGAAGGCTTCACCTTTACCGATGTCCGGGATGTCAACATGATTCGCTGTGACACGGAAGGTGACCAGGGAGCAATTCAGAAGCGTAACATGCTCCAGGTCGCGTTCACCCTGAAAGAATTTTTCAAACTGACCAAGTTAAGACACATGTTGAACCTGGGGGCCGTCACTACCACTGCCGGCGCGACCGAGAAAGTTGGGATCGGGCAGATAGACAATACCAAATATTACTATCTCTACTTCCCGACTGTTTACGATGAAAACACCGGCGATTACCTGGCCGTGACCCTCTTTAATGCCCAATTCACTGCGGCCTGGGCCATGAGTTTTGTCTACGGTCAACCGGCCACGGTCACGATTCAGGCCAGCGGGTTCGCTGATAGCGTCAAACCGAGCGCACAGCGGTTCGGGGCTATTTTGAGGGCGGATCCGTCAGCTATATAGTCAATAGTTACTAAACAATGGACAATTTCTTGAGCGCCATTGACGACCGCCAGGGATGCTGGCTTTCCCTTGGCGGTCAGGAAAAGCTGAGCCTGTCGAAGCTGAGCCCGCTGAAATTTATCAGCCGGGCGCGCCTGGGGGCGCATCTTCAGTTGTTGCGACTTCAGGCGCGATTCAGTCAGGCGGCTGGCCCTGATGAACTGGCCCGATTGCTCGAGGATTATCTATCTCTGGCCGGGCTGAGTGAGGCTGACTTGAAGAGTCTGACCGGGGCTGACCTGCTGGAAACCTATCTGACCCTGGCTGGCCTCAACTCCTGGCAGTGGGTGCTGCCGTGGCTCAGGCCGCCAGACGCCCCAGGGCTAAAACCGCCAGAACATGCTAAAGAGCCGCCTTACCATTATGCCGGCCGCCATTGGGCTATCTGGATTCACAAGATCGCCTGGGCCTATGGCTGGTCGCGCGACCAGATTCTAAATCTCTGGCCAGAGGAGGCGGCGGCCTACGTCCAGGAGATTATCATTGCCGAGTATGACCAGGCGGAAGAACAACGGGCCTTGTCAGAGCTTTCTTACCGTCACAACAAACATAGCAACCTGATGCAGTTCATCCCTCGGCCCAGACCTCATTGGATGGTTGATAATGCCCTACCGCCGCCAGTCAGAGTCAGGCGCGACATGCTGCCAGTCGGGAATGTCATTGAAATTTAGTCATTAGTTACTAGTTGTTAGTAGTCCTCACAAATGACAAAGGACTAATGACAAAGGACAAATCTATGTTCTGGCCTTTTGTCAGGCGCAAATCTTATGTTGTTTTTGGGGGGAAGCAGTTTATCGTTTCCCCCCTTGACTTAGAGGCGGCGGCTAAATTGCTCTGGCTACTCATGCCCTATATGCCTTTCCTTGAAACCCATTTGCCCCGGCTGCAGGCCGCCTTTCAGGGCAGGGAGTCCAGGGTACTGTCATCGCTCATGTTTGTTTTACGGGACGAGCTGCGGGAATCGCCGGGAGATATGATTAAGGTCATCGCCCTGTTATCAGGTACGGACCCAGAATGGCTGGCCCGCTCAGCGACTCCCCAGGAACTGATAGACGCCCTGCCCGTCCTGGACAAAGTACATAACCTTGGTCGCCTGGCCCAGTCAGTTTATCAAACAGGTCTGACGTTTAATGTTTCTGCTTAGACTCTTACTTTGGCTATGGTTTTTTAGGTTACTTTTCCGGGCGCAAACCGACCCGGTGGAAACGGTTTTTGTCCGCATCGAGGGGGATGCCTCTGGCCTCTTAGAGACCCTGGAAAAAGAAGTAGCCGCCATGAAGGAGCGGCTAAAAGAGCTTGAGGAATCGGGACAACAATCGGGCAAAAAAACCAAAAAATCATGGTTTGAGGCCGGGGCTATTTTTGGTCTGGCCGCTAAGGGCGCGGGTATGCTCCTGGACAAGGTTTTACAACTGGCTCAAGCCATTCCAGCTATGTTTATTAGTCTGGGCAAACAGGCAGTGGCGGCTAATGCCCAGTTTGAGACTTTTGGGGTCCAGTTTGAGACTTTGTTAGGCAGCGCCGGGGCTGCCCAGGCACGGTTAGAAGAACTTGCCCGCTTTGGCGTTGAAACTCCCTTTGAGCTTCCCCAGATAGTCGAGGCCAGCCGGACGCTGCAAACCTTTGGGGGGACTGCCCTGGCTACAGGTGAAAACCTGAAGCTAGTAGGCGACCTGGCCGCCGGGGTTAATCAGCCCTTCCAGTCCGTCGCGTTCTGGATTGGCCGCATGTATGACGCCCTGGAAAACGGCCAGCCATTTGGCGAGGCGGCCATGCGGTTGCAAGAAATGGGCATCCTGACCGGAGATGTGCGCCGCCAACTTGAAAGCATGCAAAAGCAGGGCAAGAGTGGGGCGGAGACTTTTGAATTTTTCAGCGAGGCGGTCGGTGAAAAGTTTGGCGGCAACATGGAAAAGCTGGCCAAGACTTTTCAGGGGGTCACCTCTAACCTGGCAGACTTCCGGGGCATGCTGCTCAGGGTCGGCGGGGCAGAACTGTTCGAGGCCATTCGTGATGCTGCCATAGACTTCTATGCTGTCCTGACTGAAAATGAGGATGTTTTGGTTGACATCGCCAAAGGGGTTGGCAACATTGCCGCCTCATTTGTCAACTTTGCCCGGGTCAATCTGGCCGGGACATTCAACATTCGGGGGGCATTAGAGGGCATCCGGGACTTTATCGGCTGGCTAGAGCGTACCATTAAAGCAGGGCAGGCTTTTGCCACCCAGATCAGGCGATACGGTGAACTATTCGGGCCTTTTACCAAGGCTATTCAAATTCTGATTAGCTTATCGAATCCTCTAATTAAACCGTTTCAACTTTTGATAACCTGGATATTACCAAATCTGGACAAGGCTTTATTAGCTGGGGCGCAGGCTTTAGCTATTGGTACAGGTGCCTGGAAAGGTCTGTTGGCGACCCTATCTCCTATTGGCGAGGTCATTACCAAGATTGGTCAGGCTATTTTCGCTCTGGCCTCTGGCGACTTCAAGCGGGCCGGGGAATTGGCCGGCGAAGCCATGGATCGCATCAAGGAGGGCCTCCTTGATGTGGATGCCGGGGTCAAGGCGGCCGGTGATTCGATTCGCCAGTCGGCGGCCGACATCGAGGCCCTGACTGCAGAGCCGATCAAAGCACCTGAGCCTGATGTCCCGGAAGCAATAGAGGACGTTGGCCTACCGGAGCCGGACGCGGTACAGGGTAAGCTAGACGACTTGACAAACCAGATGATGGACGCCACCGAGCAGCGTAATAGCCAACTGGCCGACCTGGAAAAAGACCACTCCGACAAGATTTTAGACATCATGTCTGATGCTAACGAAAAGCGCCTGGATATAGAGGAGACTTATCAGGACAGCCTGGCGGAACTGGCTGAGGAAACCGAGGCAAAACGGGCCGAGATCATGGAGGGGGCAGCCAAAGACCTGGCTGACCTGGCCCGTGAGACTGACCAACAAATAGCCGGAAAACGCACCGAGTTTAACCGGGATGAAGTCCGCGAAACTGAAGATCACCTGCGGGAGATGCGCCGCCTACAGGAGGACTATCTACTTTCCTTGGATGAAGCAGTGCGCGACCGGGATGCGCGCGCGGTGGTGGATTTACAGCGCAAATTCCAGCGGGAATCGAGTAAAAAAGAAGAGGACTTTTCGATTGGTCAGGGGCGGGAAAAAGAGGACTTCAACACCGAACTGGAGGAACTACGTCAGAATGAAGCGACCCGCCGTGATGAAATCCTGACCGCTCAGGCTGAAGCCCTGACCGACCTGATTGAGCATGAGGAGGAAAAACGCCTCGAAATCGAGGAACGGCGGCAAGAGGGATTAGACACTCTACAGGAGAATCTAGCCGAGCAGCTTCAGCGGGAAAACGAAAACTACTATGAGCGTCAGGCGGCCCTGGAGCAGGCCCTGGCCCAGCGCCTGGAAGCCATAGCCCAAAATCTGGCCGATGAGAATGCGGTCACAGAGGAGGGCGCACGCAAGGTCTTAGAAACCCTCAACCAGTATTTCGGTGCGGGTGGGGATATTGACCAGCTTATGGCCGACTTTGCCAAACGGCGGCAGATGCGAGCGGAAATTCAGGTTGAATTTTCCGCCCCAGAGCTCCCCCCGGCTCTGCCGACCTTTGGCGCGCAGTTTGCCGGGCCTTTCCAGCATGGCGGCTCGTTCATAGCCTCGAAGCCGACTCTGGCCCTCTTTGGCGAAGGTGGCCCCGAACTGGGCCAGTTTACGCCTCTCTCCCAAATTTCAAATCCGGGCAATGGCAGCAAGATTCAGGTTGAATTTAGCGGCAGTGCGCCGCCGGGCATTGGAGTACCAGAGCGGGACCAGATCGCCGCCGTGGTGCTCAGCGCCCTACAGGAAAGCGGGATATTAGGCTGAATGGGCAAAACACTGAGGGAGATACTGAGCCGCAACTTGAGAAGGCGGCGGAACTACAAAAGAAATGGGGAACGGCAACAAATCAGGTATGGGAGATGGGTCCGCATCGGGTGGTCTGCGGGGATTGCACAGATAGGGCGGTGGTGGAGGCGGTGATGCGGGGGGAAGTTGCATTACTCATGGTGACTGATCCGCCTTACGGGGTTGAATACGATCCTGACTGGCGAAATGAAGCGGCAAAAAAAGGATTCCTGTCCTACTCTCCGCGTAGGACAGGAATCGTCTATAATGATGATCGTGTGGATTGGTCAGATGCTTATTTGTTGTTTACAGGCGATGTAGCCTATACGTGGTCGCCGGGAGGCGACCCCGTTATTATAACGGGGTTAGCGATGCAAAAAGCTGGTTTTTTAATTCGTAATCAAATTGTTTGGCGTAAGCCTCATTTCCCAATAAGTAGAGGACATTATACTTATCAACATGAGCCATGTTGGTACGGTGTTCGCAAAAACAAAAAGTCACATTGGATAGGTGATAATACCGCTTCGACTGTTTGGGACATCTCCCTTGACAAAAATGTTGAGGGAGGACATGGCACACAAAAACCGCTTGAATGTATGGCGAAACCTATCAGAAATCATAACAGCGAATTGGTTTATGACCCTTTTCTCGGCAGCGGTACAACTCTAATCGCCTGCCACAACTTGGGCCGGCGATGTCGGGGGATTGAGATAGATCCGGGATACATGGCGGTAATTCTTGAACGCTTCCAGCAGCATACTGGGCTTGAACCAAGGCGAATCGAGGGCTAATGTCAGGCACGTATCAATTAGGCAACCCTGGGCCACCCCTGGCCTTATTTCCAAAAAATCCCCTGACCAAGCGCTGGCAAAGAGAGCAGGCGGCCACCAGAGGAACGGGCGAGCCGATTTACAGCGCCTTCTGGCGGCTCGACCTGGGTTTCGGCTCGCTCAGGACGCAGGGTGATTCGGATTTTTTTGAATCGCGTTTCATCTCCGGCGGCCTCTACCATGCTATTCTACCGCACCCGATAACTGGCTTGCCGGTCGGTTTTACCGGTGTAGCTATAGAGGATTATCAATTTACTTTCACCGACGTTGACCGGGATTATTATGCCGAGGGCGCGCGCCTGAGCCTGGGCCATATCAATCTATCGGCTACGGGGACGTTTTAATGGCTACAGCCAGCGGGTTGGAGTTCTTTTTAGTAGTCTTGAAACCAGTGACCGTGTTTAGCGGTCGGGTCAATGGCGCGCCCGTCGATCCGTTTGTCTCCCTCACCTGGGATGCCGGCGCGACCGGGACCGCCTCAGCCGTGGGCACTTCCGGCGCGCCGGTTGCAGGCAACAGCCTCTGGATAGGCTCAAGCGTAGGCGGCCGCGAGCGGGGTCTGGTGCGCCTCAGAGACTGGACGCCTTCAGACCCGACTGGGACGGTCGGTACACTCAAGATTGCCGAAACGGACGATACCGGGCCGCTGATTGCCGATAATGACTACCTGACTGCCAAGCTGGAATGGCGGCTCTGGCCCAGAGTACCCCGGATTGTCTCAGACGATCCAAACTCGATTGAATACTATGAGGATTATGACCTGGGCTACAGCGACCAGACCATTGATTGGCTGCCGGTCGCGGTGCCCGGGCCGCCGGCGGTCGAGTTTCTGGCCGGGGGCGTGGCTCAGGTCAGCTTTGTCGGTAATCGCTCTTTTGCTTTAGCACCCGGCGCGACCTTATCTAGCTACCTTTGGACGGCGCACGGCTCCGCCGAGGGGACTTCTAGCAGCGCGGGGACTGAGGTCAGTCCGGTGACATTCACCTGGTCGGCCGCCGGGCAGTACCTGGTCAGCCTGCGCGTGACCGATTCAAATAGCAAAACGCACACCTCATATACCTGGGCCTTTATTATCAATCCGGCATCCCCGACCGATGTCGCCTATACCCAATTTGACGCAATCAATGATACCTTGGATTTTGACCAGGGAGGCGGCCAGTGCTCTTTTACCGTCCATGGCACGGCCGATGCCAGCCAGTTTCCTCAAGAGAGCCTGGTCATTCATGCCTGCCGGGGGACGCTGACCACGGCGACCGCTACCTGGCCATTTCGGACAAATGTCCTTTTTGTCGGCTATGTGCAAAGCAATACCATTCGCCAGGATTATAACCATAATACGATCACTTTTCAGGCCGTAACCATAAACGGCCTCATGAAAAGCCTGGCCTGCTATCCAGTGCGCCTGGAGGACACCGACGGCCCCCGCAACTGGACGCAGGCGCACGATCTGACCGTAGATAGAATCGCCTCATTTCTCTACCACTGGCGATCTACCCTGAGCCTTATGACTTCAATCAGGCCAATGAACTATGACGCCGAAATCAAGTCTCAGGATTTCGGGCCGGGCAATATCTACGGCCAGCTACAAAACGACCTGGTGGGGGACGCCTGGGGGCGGGTAGTGAGCGACCATCAAAGTGTCCTCTATCTGCTCCGGGATTATCAACTCATGACCACCTCGGAGCGGGCGGCCATAACGACCCGCAAGACCCTGCACAAAGGCATCTGGCTCGATACGGTCGAGATTGACGAGCGCCCGGACTGGTTCAAACCGGTGCGTAAAGTCAAGATGAATGGCGTCTATTACCCTGGCAACCAGGCGGACCCGCAGGCCCTTTTTTCTGAGGCCCCTGGGGATGTGCAAGGCGATTTCGGGAATGAAGGCAATGCCAGCGGAAAGATTTTGACCACTCAGAGCGACTTGAATACCCGCTGTGGCCTGGCTTTTGCCCGCGAGATTATGCGTTATCACTCGATGCGCGCCGCCTTTATCAATGATGGCTCTTTTACTACAGCCCCACAGGAGCTTTTCCCGGCCAACATAGAATCGGGCGACAACAGCCGGGGACTGGTCTGGCAACCGAACTTATTGCCCAGGCGTATCCGGCGGCGATATGACCATAAAGGCGGCTTTTTTATCTCAGAGGTTGAGTTCGAGCCTTCAGCCACGGGCGCGGCCGGGGTGACTGTAGACATGCCGGCTGAGCCGCCGGGGAAGGATGATGGCTTCAAGCGGCCTCAGTACGATCCGCCTGTAACTCCCCCGGTCTGGGCTCCCCCGGTCATTCCCGTGCCCGGCGCGGCCGTAGCCTCAGACTTGACGAATGGCGTCTACTGGACGCTCAACAGCGGCGCGACCTGGGCGCAGCGGGTCAACGGCCTGGAGAAGATTGCTACCGGTACGGTGTCGCAGTGGGCCTTCGAGGACCTGATTTGGGACCCGTGGTGGTTTACCGAATTTCGGAAAAATACGTATGACCCGGAGCAGGTCATCCTTTGGGGTTGTGGGCGGGGCTTTGTGGTCAAGAGTGAGGATGCTGGCAAAAATTGGGTAGATATGACCAGCTACCTAGGGGTGGTGGCCAACTCCTATGATGACGAGCCGCCGCCCAGTATCTACGATATGACTTTTCATCAGATGCATGGAGACATTCATCAGTTAAACAAATTATGTATGATTGCCGAATATGAAACGGGCAGCCAGTCCCGAGCCTGGTTTTTAACCTCAGTGGATAGCGGATTTTCCTGGAACTGGCATCCATTTGCCAGTTTCAGTCAGGACGGCGGCGCATATTTTTACGCTACTGCGGTACGGATGTGGTGTCAGGGACCAGCAAGCGGCAAATTTTGGAATCCACACGATGCAGGAAATATACCAGGGCCAGATGACGATCTGACCGGTTATTTTCAAAAAGAGGCATCCGGGGGAGGCTGCGATGGAGTATTTCAACACCACGTTACAATCGACTTTGGCGGCCCCATTTCCAATATCATCTTTGGGGCGCGCACCCGGGGAAATTTGGCCGATGTTTTTCCTCAAGTGCGTTATAGCAATAATGCGTCTGATTATAACGACCCCGGCGGCGCGGGGTGGACTAACCCAGATGCGGGCAACCCGCCCGGGGCTAACCTGTGGTATAACAAAGACGCCAGTTTGACCTGGTGGGACCGAACGGGCTTGACTATCGCTACCCCTTACCGTTACGTGAAGGTGAAAAATAACGGCCAAACAGCCGATCCGGATGGTGAGGAATTGCACATCGATGCGTTCCGGGCGGCCGGCACCGGGTCATTTCCAGAGGTCAAACCGCTGGCAATGGACCTGGACAATCAGGATGGCACACGCCTTTTTGCAACCAGTTATAGTTCGACCGGCGGCGGCAGTGGGCAACTTTATCTACAGCGCTGGGATATTTCCGACCCGGATGCTGTTGCCGGTTCAACCACGTATGATTTTGGTTCGGTCTCCGAGGCCGATATAGACGCTAAAACTCGCTATGCAGTCCCCTATTGCCCGGCCTTTTTTGATGTGGCCGGTTTTGGCGATTATGTCTATGTTTTTGGCTACTTGCCGGATAACGGTCATATTCAGGTTTCCACAACTGCCGCCATGGATACCTTTACCGAAATTGGTTCGGCCGGTTGGGGGGCAAACCGGGTAGGCGGCTTCCTGGCTTTTTCGACCTCGGAACTATACGCGATTATCAATGTGACGGGCGGATCGCAGCTCTGGCAATCGTTAAATAGCGGCTCAACCTGGGTGCAGCTCAACACCTTTCCTTTCCAGGTTGAATTTGAGGCGGTTTCGCGGCATGCCGGGGGGCGGCTGCTGGTCGGGGCCAATACGACCGGGCCAGTCCAGGGAGCGTATTTGAATACGCCATGGAATACAGGTGGATACGTGGACGCGACCGGGCCAGCCGGCCAGAGACTGCCAGGGGTCAGCGGGGACGGGGGAACGGGGGTGAGCGCGATTATATGGGTGGGATAATGACCGACTTTGACATCTTCTACCAGGCGGCCAGGGCTTGGGCCAGCGGTGGGCAACCAGACTGGCTTTACCCGTTTCCGACCCTGTTTTTATTTTTGCCATTTCTGGCCTTTCCGTTGCCAGCAGCCAAAGTTATCTGGTTCGGCTTGAGCCTGGCGGCGGTAGTGGCAGTTTTTAAGCGATTCAGCCTGCTGGCGGTGTTTTATATCCCTTTACTCCAATGTCTTTTTTTAGGTCAGCTAGACCCTATTTTTTTGCCGGTTGTAGCCCTTCCTTCTGGGACAGGGCTGGCCTTGCTGACCCTGAAGCCTCAACTAGTCTGGCTATTTTTACCTATCTGGGTTCTGACTTCGACCCTTCCACAAGATCAGGGCTCAGCCGCGAATCGTAAGCAAATCGTCAGTTTTTTGGCAGTTTCCGGGCTCCTGTGGGGACTGCCGCTGTTGCTCTGGCCTGATTACCTGATATACTGGCAGTCCCGTGACCCAGCGCAGGCGGCCTATGTCTCTCCTTCTCTATGGGGCGGCGGGTATTTACATTTTGGCGTGATTCTGATAATAGGGGGCCTGTTTATTATCAAAGCTGCGCATACGCCAAAAGAAAAATGGGCGGCTGTGACTGCGGTCAATCCATTTTTGAATATTTATAACCTGGTAATACTTTTACCCTTGACCAGGGGGCGAACCCGGCTGGCCCTTATTCCCTTATCCTGGGTAGTCTTTTGGCTGACTAACCAGGTTGGGACGGCCTGGCCGGGGCTCATTCTGACCCTGGCGGCTCTGTTTGGGCCATATCGTAAATTTAACGTAAATGGCTGATTTTCATGAACTCACTGAAGCCCTGCGTTATCTGTTAGCGCGGCGGATTCAGGCCAAAGTGGAATATACCCACGGCCTGTTGGGGAATGGTCAGGGGCAGGTCAAGGTCAGCGGGCGGGATGATTACGTTTATGTCCGGCCTGACCGCTTTTCATCACGCATTTTTGAAGTTTTCAATAAGCGCGTGACCGGTGATGATGGGACGCCAGTTTTAGTCGGTACACTGCCCTGGGAGCCGAATCTTACTCAGGTCATCGATGTTGACTGGGAAACCTACCGCCAAAGTGGATGGGGAGATGACCATTCCGCCGTGGGCTACCATGGCCGGACGCACGAATGGCGGGACGCTGCGCCGGGCATGGACACCTTCAATGTCTACCGACGGCAGATGGGCGATCTCAAGACGACGCCGGTCGGTTCCGGCACCACGTCCGTAACCGTGACGAGCTACAGCCTGACCTGGCTTGGTGAGCAAAAAGCCTGGCCCGGTACGGTCGGTTTTAGTCTAAATCAGGCGGTGCCCGCCTCGACCGGGACAGCGCGCCTGGCCCTGGTCTACTGGTCGCCCAGCTCGGGGACCAGCGGCTGGCTTGGAGTGGCAACCGGGACCCTGGACATAGATAGCCCGGCTATCAACCTGAATCGGCCTGTTACGCCGGCGGGGACGATCCCCTCGGCTTATGTGCGGTTAGCCGGCGGGCAGACTTCTGTTACTGAGTTCGACATTTATGATGCCCGCGAGCCCTGGACGCCAAACCTGGCCTTTGGGTTGGGTGACAGCCAGTTACATGCGGGCCTGATTCCGATTAGCCCGCTGGCCTGCTTCACGGGCACAACCATCCAGGCAGCTTTAGACGAAATTTGCGAGAATGGGGCGGTCTTGGGGCCGGCCGGCGGCGACTTGACCGGGACATATCCGAACCCGACCGTGGCCGGCATCTACGGAACGCCCTACGGCGGTGAAACGCCCCAGGCAGGTGATGTGTTGATGTTTACCGGCTCAGCCTGGCGGCCGGGCCCGGTGAATGTAGATGTCTGGGACGAGATACCTTTCTTCCGGGAAGGGGTACTCGTTACTGGCTCCAATGTCGACCGGGCGCACATTATCAGCGGGCCGGGAGTGATTGAATATGCCTATATCCATTTGAAAACGCCGGGGAGCACCGGGACGACTCTGGTAGACTTTAATATCAATGATATGACTGTTTTCACTACTCAAGCCAACCGGCCACAAATTGCCGGCGGCCAGACAGTTAAGTATGACCGCTCAGGTGCACCAGACCTGCCGCTGGTTACAGAGTACGACATCCTGACCATGGACATTGACACTATCGGGACAAGCGCGGCCGACCTGTCGGCTACGGTCAAAGTCAGGCGCACCGCGACCACCTCTCCGGCTGTAGCGGCCGGTCTGGACTTGGCCGAGGCGCGGTTCTATGGGGTCTACTTTGATGGCTGGTTTGACCATGGCGGTCTGGACACGGCCAATTTAGATGAGCTCAGATTTTATTTTGCGGTTTAGCACTCTCCTAACAGGGAGTATGAGAGAAAGGATTTAGACTATGGCTACTTATGCACCTGTACAGCTATCCGGCAGCACCAGTGGCCGGCCAATAAAAGTAACAGCAACTAGTACCCCCGGAACGCTGATTCATACGGCAGTCAGCGGAGCGGCCGATTTTGACGAAATCTGGCTTTTTGCGACTAATACCTCAGTATTGCCGGTAAAAATAACCATAGAATGGGGTGGTGTGACTTCGCCGGATGACCTGATAGAAGATACAATCCCAGGGGAAAGCGGCCTGCATCTGGTCATCCCACGCGGCATGCGGCTTAATGGTGGAGTGGTGGTAAGAGCCTTTGCCGCGACCACAGCGGTTATCAATGTCACGGGCGGGGTAGACAGGAGGACGGCCTAATGTTGTGGCTACCAGGGAAGGTTAATCGTAGAATCCAATTGCCAGTACCCCTCTATTATGAGGCACTGACGGGTACAGGGCGATTTGACATATCCGGGCTTCCCCAGGGATTTTTCGCCTTGGAGATAATACTGATTGCTCGCTCCAGCGTGGCAGCGGCCGGGGACTCGGTCTATATGTATTTCAATGGAGACACAACGGCGGCCAACTACCGGACGGGCCGGCAGCTTGCCGGAACCGGGCCGACCAATACGGCCACGGATGCGCCCGATCTGGACACGATCCCGGCGGCTAATTCAACGGCTAACGACTTCGGGCATCAGCGCATTTATATCCCTGAGTATGCCGGTTCAAAGCGGAAAAGCGCCTCGTACCTCGGCGGCCAGAGACGGGATGCAACCGTGATTTATACTACGACTGGCCTCATCAACTGGGAAAATACAGCGGCCATTACTCAGGTTACCATCCAACCAGATGGCTATGCCACTGATACATTTGTGGCTGGGTCAACGATACAAATCATCGGGAGGTATCATCTGTGACAATTCAAATTCTGAAGATGACTATAGACGCCGCTGGGCCGTCCAACACAACGGTAATTTTTACCCTGGTCGGCCTGGCCGCCGACGCAAAATACCGCCAGGCTAATTTTAGCCAACTGGCCGGAGAAGTCATGACCGGCGATGATGTCCAGGCATGGATTGAAGCCTGGATAGCTGACAACCAGGCGGCAGCTCAGGCGGCCATAGATGCTGGCAGCCTGGCCGCGAGCGAAACCGAGAACCAAGCCCGGACGGTTGACCTTCGTAAAGAGGCGCGCCAGTTCCTGGTAGACAACCCACAAGCTAAGGCTATTATTGATCTGTCGAGGGCCGACCTTGAGGCGGCTATCCAGAACAGGACGGCCGCTCAGGAAACACTTTTGCTCAAGACGCTGGCCTTTGCAGTACGCTACCTGTATGAGAGTGTGAGGCTACTTGAATAATGCAGATAGGCGATAGACAAAAAACAATTTTTACATTCGAAGATGACGTAATCATTGCATCTCAAATCATCCGTTTGGGTGATGATGACACCTTGTTCGCTCTGACCGATGATAAAATCAACTTCCAGGCCGGCGGCAAATCATTGCTTGCGCTGACCGAGACAACACAGGACCTGGTGGAAATAGGCGATGTCGGCGGCGGCGGGGATGTCGATATCAACTTCAATAATGGCCAGATGTTTTTAGATTATGGTAATGATGTTGTGCTCGTGAATACAATTACTGCTCTGACCGGCGTTTTTGGTTTAGCCAAACTCCAAATAGACAGAATTGATAATGGCGCGGTATTATTCCATCGTGAATCGGCTGACGAAGGCGGGTCTACCTTAGAATTTCTGAAACGCCGATCTGGTTGGGGTGTTTTATCAGATAGCGACCGACTTGGTACAATTGCCTTCTCTGGCGCAGACGGTACGGATGCGGCATTAGCCCTGCAAATTTTTGTCGAAGTAGACGGAACGCCAGGCAATAATGACATGCCTGGACGATTGATTGTTGCTATTTCTCCTGATGATTTGGCCACACCAACGGAACGTCTCCGCATAATTTCTACCGGAAAAATTACCCTGACGGGCACAACGGGAATTATAAATCTCAATGCCGATGGGAGCATTGAGGGGGGGACAACTGGTGGCTCATTTATCGTCCAACCCTATTCGGGCAGCAATAATAATATTCTAGTCAACGCTCTCTCAACTGGCGCGCTGTACTTGAATTATCTTGCTGGAACGGGGGGAATTCTTTTCGGAGATGGAGCAGTAGGAGTAACGGGGGGTGTCCAATCGAATGGACGCATGGGTCTTGGCTTAACTTCTCCTCAAGCCCGCTTGCATACTTATGATACCATTGGCGGTTCTCTCCACAACTGGATATATGATGGCCTGGCCGGAGTTTCTCAAGTGATTATCCCTGATGGAACGGGAGATATTTTATATATGGCTTCTGTGCATTATGTGGCGCGCACATCAGCCGGTAGTGTAGGAGAAGGAAGATTTGGCATTATTCCGACAAATAATAATGATATTGTTTTGGGTGCTGATACGCTTCGATTTAGCGTATCAGCTGGGGGAGAGTTGTCATGTGTACGTCAAGCAGGGGCAGGTACAATTAAAGTAAATGTTTCAGTTCTTTGGATATAGGAGAAAAAAATCAAATGGCAGATAAGATGACTTTTATAAATCAAGCACAATCCATAGCTACCAAGTTGGCTATGGCGGCGGGGCTAATCCGATTGTGGATTTAGATGTAATCGGACTTGGCATTACGGCGGCCACCTTGGGCGCGTTCATCACACTCAACCAACAGCTTAGGAATTTCGTGGATAATGCAGCCGTGGCGACCGGGGATTATGACAGCACGCTTAATAAAATGAGGACGGATGTATAATGGAAGCTACAGTCAATGACTTACTACTCATCATCGGTCGCCAGCAGGTAGAATTAGAGATGCTTAGGCGGCA